TCACTGAGTTGGATATCACCGATCGAGAACAGGTGGCGCTTGGATGTCAGTATCACCGAGCGTCGTACGAGGGCGGGTATCCGAGTATGTTCGCGGAGCTGATGGCTTCAGCTGATCGAGAGTTACCAGGGAACATCGGTTTGATGGTTGAACGCGCTGTGCTGTATCGCATGAATCAAGGGATGAGTCGCAACGAAGCGATGAAGCCTGCGATCGAGCACATCAAAGAGAAGTTTGGTGCAGCGGCTGGCTATGCGCGATATCCGAAAATGTATCTTGATGTATTCGGCGATGAGCTCGCCGAACAACGCCGCCTGATCGACAACATGTAATCTAATTAGGGGCGGGAAACCGCCCCACTTATGCCGGAGCTTTATAATGCATATTCAGATCGAAACCTACGATGCTGTCTCCATCAACTTCCGCCAGCTGAGCCCAGTTCCAAAGCTGGTCGCTTATCCGATTCTCACTCCAGGTATGCGTTGTCATATCCAACGTGACGAACTGATCGACGACGCTCTGTCGATCTCATTGCGCGACGGGCGGGAAGTCACCATCCCGGGCGGCAACGATCAACCGCGCTACGCGTTCACCCTGACCATGGAGAGCAATGTCGGTGGTCCAGGGTTCGGTAAGCAGACTGCTGTCGTTACGGGCTTCACTGAAGACGCCAGTGTCGTCAGCATGGGTGGGTTGGTCGATCACGATGCCAAGCTGTACTTCGACCGCGTGACTACCTATCGTCAGCTCAACACACCGCATGGTCCTCTCGTGCAGACGATCACTGATGACCACGTCGTCCCGCCGACTCATCGCATCGATGAGAGACTCTACAGCCTTCGTCCGGGCGACCTCATCAACCGTACGATCTCCGAGGCGGTGTTAGGAGCACACACTCGGATAGGTAGCCCTGCACTCAACCTGACTGGCGTTCCGACTACGGTGCGACTGGTGCCGGTACTCACCGAGTCTTCGAGAGAATGGCTGGACGAGATCCTGCGGGCATACGACGGTGTTGCGAAAGAGTTCGACCTCGACGCAGCTCCTCATGATACCTTGGAGCAGATGAGTTACGCGACGGAAACTCGACCACTCAGTCACGTCATGTTCCTCGACAGGCTCAGTCGCGATACGCAGTTCGCTTCGGACGGTTACGTTACGTTCGGTGAGTTGGTCAGGATTTTCAGTGGCATCCCAACCACCTTCGGGCCGGAGATCATCGTGAAGTCGTTCGATGAAACTATCGAAGCTTCGGATCCGGAATATCGACACATCCTCAACCGCATCTACCGCGCGACTCTGTCGACGATGTCCGAACTCAACCTCGACACGCTCAACGTCGTGTATAACGGCGCGACTTTCATCCCGCATTTCACCACCTTGATGGATACCATCGGCGTCCCTTACGGTGATGAGATCGCACAGAAGGTCATGGAGCGTCTCATGGAAGAGATGCGTAACGCAATCTGCGAGTTCGCCGAATACATCACTGGCGTATCGGTGAACTGTACTCGACATGGGGTGATGAATGTCCACCTGATCGATCGCGGCCTGATGCCGACCATCAGCATTCCGATGTGTATGACCGGTCGTCTGACCAGTCAGTTGAGTGACGAAGATGTGCAGCACAATCTTTGCCGCTGGCTAACCCATCTGACCACCACTGATCAAGTCGATTCTGAGGAAGACTGATGAAATCTCCGCTTGAAGAACTCATGTGGGACGCTTACCGAGCAGAGTCTGCGGCTGCGCTTGTTCACGGCTTCCGAGGTAAGATCGCAGACGTCGGCGATAACATCACCGAAATCATCGACACGCCAGAAGAAGTGAACATTTATAATGCTGGCGCGAGTCATGGTGTCGCCTGGTTGCTCAACCAACTGGATGATGCTGGTTATGTGCTGACTGACCGCTTTGGCCGTAAGGTAACCAAGGACCGATTTCCGTCCTTCAAAGCGGCGTGGACAGCATGGTTCCGAAAGAGTTCGCACCCACCGACTCTTAGCGTGATCAAGTAAGACTAAACACATCAGGGCCGCAAGGCCCTGGTGTGCTTTCTTTTTTTTGTATAGGGGGTGTTCGTTAAAACTTATCGTATGGTCAAGTATATTGAGAGTAGGATCATGGCGACTATAACACCTGAGCTTAAAGCGCTCGTGGACAAAGCCTTGAAGGATCCATTCTTAGGCCCTGCCGCACTTAAGAACCACATGGAAAATATCGAACCCTTGTACTTCGAGGGGAAGGTCGTGGGATTCTCTGTACCATTCCAAGAGCCGGACGGCTACTGGCGGACAGGCTCTATTTACATCCTCCCCGAATATCGGGGTAAAGGTGTGGCAGCAGACTTCATTCGCGCATTTCGTCAAGGTAAGCGCATGAGAGCCTGGATCGAACCGAAGAATGCTTCAAGCATCCGCGCATACAAAGCCGCAGGGTTCCTCCCTACAGCTAAACGTGCATACGCAAATGCCAAGCCTTTCGACGAATACACTGTCGAGGCTAATGCATCGGAGAGGAGTAAGATGTTCAACTGGTGACATGTGATGTATTATATGTTAGACTGAATTATTTCGGGCGAATGGATTCAGTTTAATCCAACGGTGTGCACACTCCCATCGTTGGATCACCGTGGTCGGGAGTCCTCTCCGACCTTAGGCTACGACGGTCGCGGGTCCGTCGGAGTCTAGCTAGTGCCTAGAGTGCACAGCCTGCAGAGTTCAGCGTCGTGAGGACAAGCCGAACTCTGTGGGGTGACCACTCAGCCCCAAGTGTGAACCAACATAGATCCCCACCACCGGTCGCTCCGCCGGTGGTGGGGTATATGCCGCATTTAACTATTTTTCAGTCACACATTGTCGCGATGAACAATCTCAATGACCGAGGAGGTCGCGCAATGAACTTTGGTAATATCGTCCGTATCGCTGCTCTGGGTGCAATCGTTGGTGGTCTGGGTTACGCAGCCTACAAGTCCATCAAAGCTACAAAGGAAAGCGAAGACAGAACTCTCGCCAAGATGAAAGTCACTTCGATCATTGTGGATCTTCAGATGATCAGCCTGTTCGTCAACCTGAATGGCAGCGGTTTGCTGAGCGATGTCCAGGTAGATTTCCTTGCTAAGCTGACTGTCCAGAGCACCACGGGCGAACTCGACAAATTGTCGCCTACCGAACTGGAGAGCATCCAGGATCAGCTGAAGGTCATCAAACTTATCGTCATGCCTAATGTAGGCTAGGAGGTAACCGTGAACGCAGCAAAGTTAGTAGCCGCTCTGATAGCAGCTGGCGTGATCACTGGTGGAGGTTACGCAGCTTACCAGCGATACAAACCAACTCCTCGGACCGAGGCGGATAAGAAGAAGATCGATGAGGAGATCGAGTTTCTTCACAAGAAGATCCTGGAGAAGATCGCAGATATCGAGCGCAAGCTCACTGCGGCAGAAGCGTGGCTCATGCAGACAATCATCTCGCATGACTACAAAGGTGATCGCGATCGGGTCCTCAAGGAGATCCGTGATCTGTACAACAAAGTCTACGAGGTAGTTACGTGACACAGCCGTACATCAAGCACAGTCAGGATCACTACGGGGATGAGGACGGCACTGTCGTCCACCTCTTCGTAGATACGATCCACGGTAAGGAGCGACTCATCTGGGAAGCTGCTGACCCAAGTAAGCACAAGGACGACATGATCTATATCCGCCACTATCTACCCGATGGTGAGATCAGTCACTACGTGCAGCTTTCGAAGATGGAGGAGTTGATCGCCTACAGAGATTTCTGTCGGCAGAACTCGGTCCCGTATTCCGAGATCAAGAACCTCTCCTACATCAAGAAAGCAATCACATCCTTCAGACGTCGCAAAGACTGACAGCATACAGCCCGGCGAAAGCCGGGCTGTGCTACTTTCTTTTTTTTTTGCGTGAATACTTACGGATGATGTCAATATACTATGTAGAGAATGCCCTCACAAGTTGTTCTCTGAGCTCTTTCACAATTTAGATCTTGAACTCACAGTAAGGACGTCCGTTTCGTCCAGCTCCCTGAGGAATGGAACCCCAATGGCGGCAACGCCACCCCTTAGCGTTCTTCCTGAGGCTGAACGCGCCTATCAATGCTTGTAGCTGAAACCTATCGGGCGGTTCGCTGCCTCTAGCCGGATGCGCATGTACAACGACGGGCAACATGAAGATCAAGATGCCCGGCTTCGGCCGGGTCTTTATGCCGTTCGTATACATTTAACAATGACGGCTATGTAATGAATAAACGGAGGTCGTCATGGAACTGGAAGCATTTCTGCTGGACTGTGTGCGGCATCAAATACCTCGAGACTTACTTCGACTCCTTGGCGACGAATACGTCCTCATCTTAAAGGTTGAGGGTTATCTCAATGAGGTCCGTAAGATGACCTGCCATGATGTCCCTAACAAGCTGTGGCGTGACGCTGCCCGGTACGTGGCGCACCTCGTCAAACACGAGGTCTACTGTGTCGTCCTCGAAGCTAAGCGTGACGACAAGCAGGTCGGAGCCCTACGACCTGGTCTCAGGGAGGTAGCGTTTGAATACAATGATTGTCATGACGTAGCGCTCGGCGCTGCGGCGGGCATCATGAACAAATGGTCATACATCAAAAGAGAGATCGCAGCCAATGGAAAAGCTCGAAGTCATCGTTAAAGGTTCGACCGGCGTCGGTAAAAGTCACGTCATGGCAATCATCGAGCGTGCTCTGATGCAGGAGTACGGTCACGAGGTTAAGATCACCAGCGAGGATCTGCGTGCAGAGCGCAACCTCGTTGGCGAGGATATCCGTAACTGGACTAGCCTTGATGGCAGTAAAGTCGAGATCGTCATCAAGGAACAGAACGTACCACGCCGCGTGGACACGAGCTTAGCGATCACTGCGTTACAGTTCGACTCGAGCATGGATCACCTCAAAGCCAATCGTGATGTCATTAACGCCCTGCTGCGTATGCAGGTAGTCTCGGTTGGTGGTGAGGATACTGGCGGAAGTATCAGCGTAGTGTTTAACGACACCGACACTGCCGATCGTGATGCGATACGGCAAGCCCTCTACGGCATCAACCAAGTCGTACTTGATAGCACTCGTGATCTCGATTACCATTACGTGCTATATCGTACCGATATCGACGGCAAGGTGATCCAAGCCACCCTGCTGCCGGTGCCGCTTATCGAAGTCCGTATCTTCGCCGGCATGATCCAACTGACCTTCAACTGTAAATCCCAGTCCGGTGGACCGATCCTCAAAGAGTTCTGCCAGCGCATCAACGCGGCTACTAAGTTAGGTAACGTCATCAAGATGACCAACGAGTACATGGTGCGAACTATCCGTGAATAATTACGAAACATGAAAGTATTATATCAGAGGACCAGCCGCGCATCCCGGACTCCCTCGCTGGCCGCCTGACTGTCTAAGGCAGCTGGTCCTCTGATCGTCTTATCACTGATGATCGCAAGACGTTAAACATGGCGTGAAACACTCTTGTGTTTGATATGCCTTAGGGCATCTCCAATAACCTCACCCTGGACTATTGGAGTATATGAGAGACTCTCTGACCCCTGGCCGGTGATTAGAGTTTCGAAGGGTACGGGGGACTCGTTAAGCACGCCAACGCTTCAAGGAGTACTCAAGTTGTTGCACGATGTTCGCGCTTGGCAGTTAATCGTGGTACGCCGTCACGCTCCGTCGGTCTAGTGGACCGCTGCTCCGGGTTCGACCCGCAGTCCAGTGGGCTGAAGCGATGATCGTAAAAGACGGAAATGGACTGCCGACCAACGCGGCTCGTAGTACGCAGCCTTCAGATGCTTGTAATGGATGTGCACGTCTATTATAGGCGATCTGATGGGTGGGTATTGACCTCACTGAAACGGAGATAAGGGCGACAAAAGTCTTGGTCGACCTAACGACGATGGAGCGCGTAGCAGCCGCGCATCTCCTCCCCAGGTATCCATTGTCGGGTAGTTGCCTTTCTGATCCTTGAGCATTCCCCTACACCAGGCTTCACGGCTCTGGTGTAGGGGCTTATGCCGCTGATGCTATGTTAGGACTGTCCCTAACCGCAAACATGAAGGGTTCAACATCATGGCTAAAGTCAATATCGCCATCACTGCCGCGGCTAACGTCCTGGCACTGATCAACGCTGCTAACCCCAGCCTGAACGCTACCGCCGCCCAGATCACTCCTGGCTCGGTTGTCAGCGAAGCTGGCACTGGTGGTCGCAACACCAGCATCACCTACACCGCTGTCGACAACCAAGGCTTCAGCGGCACCCAGACCTTCAGCTACACCCGTCGGGCGCTGACTGCTGGCGAAGGTATCGCTACTGCCAAGGCCATCCCTGTGGTCATCGCTGAAGGCGATACCGACGCACAGGTCCTGACCAAGGTCGCTACCGCGCTGGGTCTGATCGAATCGGAAATCAGCCTGTCGAACATCGTTCGCCCGGTTGACGAAGACACCAACGGTTCGGCCGATGTTGTTGCCGACGCTGGCAGCCTGCTGTACACCGGCACCTTCGCTGCTGTTCTGTCCGTACCGGACGCTGACGTTCCTCTGAACGAAGCAGCTTCCGTGACTGACCTGGACGGCTTCGACGCCGAGGGTTAATCCCAAGCGACATACAGCCCCGGCTCGCGCCGGGGCTGTATGCTGTCTACTTAGCCTTCTGCATCAAAACCACCGAGATCGGTTACCGGAGCCTTGACCGAGAGATCGTCGGCTGGTAACGACTGTCCGATGAACATCTTACTACCTGGTACGAATAGAATACTCGTGGTAGCGATGGTGAGCGTGAGGCCTGTGGTATTAGCTGCCACTGGAGCGTTCACGACATCAGTCGTCGATAACGAGCACCCAAACGTACTATTGATAGCCGCCAGTCGTCCGTGGATGGTGGTCTGACTACCTGCTGGCAGGGTACTGGTATCCTTACCTGCGAAGAAGTCAGCGATGACGAATCGGTTATACCGGAACACCATTTGTCCAGAATACGGGAACACCGCATGTGGCTTCATGGTGATCTGCGAGTTGAAGTGATCATCACCAGCCAGAGGTTGGGGATTCTCGAAATACACCTGCTCCGCAGTCAGGGTTTTGGAATGTTCCTTGTTGATAGCCTCGAGGAGAGCTACCGCGCCTGCCTTGGCAAGATAGGTAAGCGGCGCCATCTGCACCAGCGCGTACATCCGAACATTACGTAACTGCGTGGTGTTCGCTGGTTGAGTCAAAGCGTAGGCCCTGACGCTACGGAACTCTACCACAGGTGGGCTCTGAACCGCCACATACATCGGGGCGTTACGCAACTTAACTCGCGCATCGCCCACCATACCCACGTAGAGTGGGGCGTTCCTAAGTTTGATTTGCGGCATGACGACCTCGTTATACCGGAGTCAGGACCATCTCGAGGTCAGCCAACTTGGCCTTGGTGAAGGGTGAGCCGTCCGGCATGGCCTGGAGAGTGACTAGCGGGAAGTCCTTCTGCGTGGTGTAGTCTCCGGAAGTGGGCAGATAGCTGGTAGCTGCCGATTCCGAAGAGTTGAACTTCCACTTAGCCGAGATGTTCGCTGACTGCCCTACGTCACGAGAAGCGCTAGTCGCTCCAGCAATGCAGAGGATCTTGTCGCTGTCGCTGATCGGCGTAGTGACGCGTCTGAGTTTGATGGCCGTCATGTCGAGTGGGGACAGGACATACGGCGTCAAGATAGTGCCGTGGTGATCGGCGAGGTTCAAGCACGCTGCACGAGCACTGCCGTCCGAAGTCTGCCACGCGACATCGTTGTTGGTATCGACGTCCAGAGGGCGGATCTTCATCGGACCTTTACGGGTACTACCATCTTGAACGACGGTGTCGTACACGCAGTAAATGTCCTCCATGGTGAAGAGCACCGTATCCGCACCACCGAGCCCAGGAGTCGTGCTGTTATAGCAAACCATAGCCATACGACCGAAGCTGAGGTAGTAGTTACCAATGTTGGTTCGACCGATCGTGGATGCCAACGTGGTGTAGCCCTGGAAGACTTTATCCAGATAGATGTCGATCCTACCACCGCCGGCACCTACGGCGGTTAGGGTGAATACGAACTCGTAGTAACCAGACGCTGCAGCGACGTTAGCAGAAGGCTGTATCACGAGAGTGGATTGTGGTCCGTTGGTAGCGCCGACAGCGGGCTGTATCGCATAAAGGCAGACCAGTGGATAAGCGCTGGTGATGGACGGCGTATACGGCGCAGCATCAAGACGCATACCGATGGTAAGCTCAGCGACGTCGGCTGCGTTATCGATCAATTTAGACAGCTTGATTTGAGTGCAGCCGGCCTTGGTTGTTCCGACCGTGTCGTTTACTGCAAACACCAGCTTGTTGGCAGTATTGACGTACAACCCAACTTGACCCTGGCTCGTCGCGTTGCGAATGGCGACCGGCTCCCATTGACTGGAACCAAATCCGTAGCAAGCGTTCATGTCACCGAGCTTGCCTTTCTGGAGGTGATTGAGACCGATGATGTTGAATCCGCGCATGGGAAATCCTCGTAGGGAGTGTCGCCACTCCCCGTGCGATGTTTAGTTACTCGGCGTGACGATGGTGCTGAGCGAACCCAGTAGTTCCTTAGTCCACGACACGTTACCTGGGGCCTTAGGATACAGACCGAGGGTGACGTAGGTGTAGGTAAGATCCAGGTTCTTGGGCTGACCATCGATCTGGTTGTTGCCAGACTTAATAGCGCCCTTCAGACCGCCCAACGAACCTGCTTGCCGCTTGGCCAGGCCTGTGAGCGTTACGGCATTGATAATGCCGGTAACCGCTGGGGTGTTCATGGTGAACGTACCAGGGGTACCCGCCACATCGGAAGTGACCGACGGCGCGTTTAGCGAAGCGCTATCGTTGATCGGGGTCTGCAGTGCGCTGAGCGGTGTGCCGGCACTGGCAAGCCACTGCGAATCCAACGCGTTGAAGTCGACAGGCACCACAGAGCGAGGCCCCAGCCAGTCGACAGTCTCGCCAGCCACTTTCTCGCCGACATAGATGTCTTTGATGCTGTATCCGACCACAGTGGACATCGCCACGGAGTAACCAGCCGCAAAGCCGTAGCAGATACCAAACCCCTGCGCTAGTAGCGCAGTGATGTTAGCGGCCGATAGGGTAACGTCGGCAATACGATTGCCATCAAGGCGACGATACACCTTACCGGCAGCCATATCGATGGCCCATTCGAAGTAGTACTCTTGACCAGCCACCACACCGCCCGGGATATCCTGATAGTTGAAGATGACCACCTGGTTCGAGGGGGTATTCGGAAGACTCTTCCGGTCATGGAGCGTTACGATTGGAAGCTGGGTGGCGTTGACGAATACCTTCAGACGCACCCCGCCGTAAAGGTACGTGCTCGCCGCAATCGTCGTGTAGTCAGAAAGGAGTCGGCTGATGCCGCAGTACTTGGTGGTCTGCGTCGTGGTGCCGGTGGCTGGGCCTGTGCGGGTGTTCAGCCAACCGTTCACATCCTTGGAGATGGTCACCTCACTGAAGGTGGCGGCAGAGTTTGCGAAGATCAGGTATGGACTGCCAAGCAATGCCGTACCGACGCTCGCACTGTTGTGACCGGCGCCGGGGAGGGCATCCAACATCCCTTCAACAGAAAGAATAGGCATGACTCAACTCCTAGTCGTTGTAGGGAATGTAGATGCGACCAACCGGCTGTACAGCCGAGGAGGGGAACGACAGAATCAACACGTTCTGCATGGTACCCTTGGTCGGATAGTTGAAGCTGTTCGGCCCGCGGTGGTCGACGTAACAGCCGTTGAAGTTGAAGTTGCCGGGCAGTTCGTCATTACTGACCCACTGACCCTTACCTTCCTTCTTATCGATCTCGTTCATCAGATCAGCGAGCAACTGACCTTTCTCGATATCGACGATTTCACCGGTCTCGAACTGCTCAGCGACAGGCTTGACGGCCGGGTCGTTGATGTGGAATCCGTAACGGACCCAATTGATATCGTTAGCCATTACTAGCTCCAGAGAACGAAGTCTTTGACGAAGATGCTGCTCAGCAGCGGCGGAACACCGAGCGGTAGGTTGAACTCACCGATCCATCCCAGCGAAGTGGTCTTGGCTTTGAGGAGGATGGACGTGTTACCTTCGGTACCGGTCACGAACGTCTCCACCAAATCGTCAGGGGTGAAGGATAACCCCATGGCGTTTTTGATTTGCGTTAGCAGCGCGTATACCGACACCCCGACGTTAGTAATCGGCGGGTAGTCCGGCGCTGGGTAGTTTGCCAACCTGGCCAAGTCTAGCCGATTGTAGTGGAATACCTCGCTACCACTGTAGCTGGCGTTGGTATCCGCCACCGTAAACTTGACCTGGGTGTTGGTTGTAGGGCGAGCTGGATCATCGTTCACCTTCGGACGGCTGACGATGAGGTCAGCCGTCGGGATCGACAAGCCAGTCTTTTTCAGGAACAGGTCGATCACATCAGCCCTGGATTCCGTATAAACTGACATAGGTTGCCCCGTTAGACATTGTAATGAAGGATGATCTTCCCCGCCCACCACGACGGATACTGCGGGTAATCGACGTTTTCGATAACAACACAGCGATTGTATTGCGCCGAGTTGGCCTCGGGAATTGCTGCGTTAGGCAGCGTATACCGTGTCGCTCGCGCCAGTAAGATCCCAGGCGGGGTATCGCACCGCTGATTACCAAACGCGTACCCTGAGTTGTTAGGTACTGCGTTCATCGCAGCAGCAAGACTCCCGGTGGTGTTGACGTCAGGAACTGTGCCAGAAGATAGGTTGTTCAATACCGATTTCTGGGAACTGTAATCGATGTCGTACAACAGCAGTTCGCCTTGCGGCTTGGTTCCATCGCCCACGTCGATCATCGCATCTGGCCAAGACCGGCCGGCAAAGGTTCGATCCCCAACCACCGAACTCAGGAGCTGTTTATCGCGCTCAACCCTGATGATCAGCGTCCCTTTGAAACAAGGACTCGTTCCGACTATACTGAGGCTATTGTTTGCAGGGAACGACCAAGACGTGAAGTTAACGTCATCGGTAGGGATCCTGATGCCAAACTGCTGAGCAGCGAAGTCTAGAGCCTGAGCCCTCGTAATCGCAGTCGTGCCCATGGCGTAGGGCACCTTCAACGTCAGCGTCCTGCCCTTGAACAGTTTGCTGATGTCGATGCGGCGGTAATAGACGGTCTGCTGTCCGATCATACTACCGGAGCCTGCTGCCTTCACGATCGCCGAAGTATCCGGCATCAGCGACGAGCCGCCGCTTGGAGCTATAGTGGCGTTCATGGCAGTGACGCTACTGAAGGCAATGTCGGTAGCGGCGTAGCTGGCCATCTTGGGGTTGCTCTTGACAACGAGCTGGTACAACATCTGCTCGCGAGAAGCCAGCAGATTTACGTCGCCGCCTTTCACGACTGCATCAGCTGCCGGTAACGTCAGCGCGTAACCAATGACGTTACGCAGAGTGTTGGTCCCGGCTGGCCGGGTTAATGCATAACCCAGCGCGTTACGAACGGAAATCGTCATAGCCGATTACTCACAGATCAGGGGTGATCACCAGCGACGTGCTATCGATGGTGGCGTTGGTCCACTCTTGTCCACTCGGGCTACGAGTCCAGCAGCCGGTCGGCAAACCGTACTTGAGGGTGGTGCTTGGCGTGACTACTCGACGAGAAGTAACCCCGTTAGCATCCTTCAGAGAGAAACCTAGGCGAGAAGCCGCAGTGCTGCCTAGTGCGCCCGCCATGAGCTGAATCGCTTCCACCTTGGTGTTGGCCGGGATGGTCGACTTCAAACTCACCTCAAGCGCCTGAGCGCCCACGGACGAGGTCAGAAGACCTGGACTCGCGGTATCGATCGGTGCACTGAGGATCTCCAGCGGAGTCTGCGAGTTCGTTGCGCTCCAGCCGGTAGACACCGGAACAGCGTCAATAGTGACCGGTCGTACGACGCGGGAACCAAGACGGGAAGTGAAACCATCGCCAGGCACGTCATCGAGCAAGTAGAAGTCGCGATACGAAATCACGGCAGGGGTGTTGGCGGTAGCTGCCAGCAAGACGAGGGAGAAGTTACCAGCTTTCAGTTGAGCAATCATGCCGCTCAAAAGAGTAGCGTTGTAACTGACCAGCACACCGTCCTTCCAGAACTCTACAGCGCCGGACGTCAGGATGACGATCTCGATGTACGCCTCGACACCGGCCGTAACAGTGCCGAAAATATGGCCGAGGTTGAGGATGGTTGCGCCAGTGTTACCACGCTGGTAATCCACCCATAGCGCCCAGTCACCAACCGCACCGCCGGCCGTCTCCATCTTCGCCCGATAGCCGAATACAAAGCTGTTGGCTGCGTTCGGGACCAGGAACTGACTGAGGTTCAGGACGTGCAAGGTACGGCCAGCAGTGTTGCCGGCAGAGATGGACAACTTGGCATTGTTATCGACGATGATGTCACGACCGACACCAGTGTCCAGGTAATAGCGTTCGATCGAATAGCCGGAGTTGGCAATCCAGCTGTTGGCCACGTTCCGGGGACAGTGGTCGAAGCCGAGCATAGCTCGTAACATAACTCGCTCCTTAGCGAAGGGTCCCCGAAGGGACCCGCTGGATGTTAAACGGCGTTAGGATCGGTGTAGTCGTTGTAGTGCAGGTACATCACGCCGCGAGGAGTGGTGACGTCAGCACGCAATTCGATCACAGCCACGTATTTGTAGCCAGGGTTGGTTGGCAGGTCGGAGCCGTTGAGGCCGTTACGCACACACTTGGCACCGCCCAGCGTCCAGGTAGTGGCAGCACCGCTACCAGTCCACAGACCCTTACCGGACGAAACGTCCACCGCGTTGAACGCCAACACCAAGGCATTGACCTGCTCGGTGGTAAGCGCTACGCCGTCTTCCAGATCGATCAGAGTGTTGAAGTATGGGGTCATGTCGTACGGGTACATGTAGAGTGCCCCGTAGATTTCCTGATCCGACGTCGTCGGGTAGTTCAGGCCGTCGAGCGTAACATCGGTAATGATGTCGCTCAGGCGATCGCCGCCCTTCTGCACAGTGATCGGCAGACTCCCGTACCATCCCCACGATCCAGCTTTGGCAGTCAGGGTACCGGAATAGGTGCCGTTGCCATTGTCGGTCATTGGGGTAGCTTCGATGTCATTGACCGACAAGCTCAAGCCGGTGAAGTACTTGATCGACGCGAGTAGATCGTGCGTGGTCGCTGGCGCGGTAACGCGGGGCTTGAAACCCTTGATGTTCGCAAGGCTCGCCAGATTGAGGCGATCGTAAACGACAACCGCGCTGCCCTGGAACGTACCGCCTGCAGCCGCAGTGATGCGGACGACGGTGTTCTTATCGGTAACGTTGCCCTGCCAACTACCTTCGGTCGGCGCAGGCGTACCGAACGTCACGTCAGCCAACACGTACGAGGTACTGTTCGCCAAGTTGACGTAGTTCAAAATGTCCTGTCTGGACGGAGTGAGGAAACTCATGGTTCACCTATCCTTAGAACGGGTAGTTGGCGTGGACGTACAGATCACCAACCGCCCATGGACAGTTCGCCGGCGCGGTGATGATGAACAGACGGTTGAAGTCTGTCGTATTCGCGTCCGGGTAGTTGGCGTGCGGCAGGACTACGATCGTGTAGTTCATGCCGAAGAACTCGTTGGTGGTCAGGTACGATCCGCCGTTGGTGCATTTATAGCTGGTGCCGCACTTGATGTTGATATCATCCAGCATGGCGGACAGCCACACTTGGTGCGCTGCGGCGACGACTCCTGACGTAGCCGTACCGTTCCAGGTCGAGCTGGTTCGACGAAGTGCATCGCTGCCATCGATACCGTAACCGGCCATGGCGAGAATTTCTTTGTGCGCCCCACTGAAGTCGTTACCGCCCGGGAAGAGACGACCGCCCAGCGTGCGGACAGTAATCATGTCTTCCAACGACTGCTTGGTGTTCAGCCACTTCAGAGAGAAGCTGCCGGTATAACCGAGCGAGGTCGCTTTGGTGCTCACTGTAACGGTAGTGGTGTACTGCCCGTCTTCCAGGGTACTGCCCCGTAGGATGTTGGCATTGTTGACGTCGTCTTCGGTCAGGTTCATCCCGTACCGAGAGTTGATGTCCGCCAACAGCTGATAGACGGTGTACATCAAAGTGCCCGAGCTGGAGCTGGCGGTAGACTTGAATTTCTTGATCAGGATGGTCTGGCCACGGAACAAGGCCGACAGATCCAGGCGACGGTAGCTGACGGTCTGGCGACCGATGAAGTCGCCGCTGCCTGGCGCTGGGGATAGAACGATGTTGGTGTTGTTTGCCGGCCAGGACGTACCGGCAATGGCTGCCGGCACACCGAGCGACACGTTAAGTGCCGAGGCTGGAATTTCAAGCTGTGGGTTCGCCTCGTTGATGAGGTCGTACACCAAGTCTTTCGAGGGCTTTTTGTAAAGAGGCATGGGTCACATCTCTTCGAGGACATTGTAATGGAAGTACAGATCCCCGATCATTCCACCACTCACCACGTTTCGTTGGATGACTACACGATGGAAAGCGGGGTTGCTGTCGGGTATGGCTGAAGTCGGGTAATCAGTGCAGCTGGCGCGAACCCAAGTCGGGATACCCATTTCACCACACGCAGCGCTGAAGATCTCCCAGTCGGCATAAATGCCTTTAACCGGCAGCATGGAATCGCGCAACGACGTGAAATCTTTCGACCACGTCAGCATGCGGGCCGACTTTCGATAGTCGACCTTGATGGGATGCGTCAGGACATTGAGGTTACGTGATGCGACTACGGAATCCAGCCACGAACGACCGTACTCAAGATTGATCAACGCCGAACCGGTGAAGCCCAACGAAGTGGACTTAGCCGTGATGGTAACCGACCCACTCTCGCCGTCAGCCAACTCTGGAGGAGTGAACTCCTCAAGGTCGTCAAGGATCAGCCATGCGCCAGTACTGGCGTTGAAGAGGTCTACCACGAGCTGTGGCGTCAGGGCAGCGACAGAACGCAGCGGTGTGACGCGTTGGATCAGCTCAAGCGGGATACGCTTATAGAAGACCTCATCGGTACCGTAGTAGCCGCGACCCGGGATGCCTTCAAGTTCCAGCTTGGTGTTCCACCCCTCACCGACATCGGCTTCCGGGATGCGCATGATCAGGTTGCGCTCGGTGAAGAGCTTTGGTGGCAGCTGCTCGTCGTTGAGTAACTGACGGAGTTTCTCAGCGCTATCCATCTCTCACCTCACGTAACTGGCAGGTTGTAGTGGAGGAACATGCGTCCGGAGAAACCGAGACACGCAGTACCCAATTTCACCACCACGACTTTGGCGTAGGCTTGGTTGGTCTCAAGGTAACCAGACGTCGGACCGACGTAGAGAATCTCGGTACCTTCCAGAGAGTAACGACTGGAACCCTCAGTAACCCACGCGTCACCGGTGATGTAGACGAGGGCGTCTTTGACATTCACCAGATCCCCGCCCTCTCCCGCTACGAGAACATCCAGCAGGTTGTAGCGCGCCGAATAATCGCGCCAGTAGCTGTAGGCGTTGCCGAAAGGCTTACCTTCGTACGGGTCAGGATAATTCAGGCCATCCAGTCGGGTGACGGTGATCAGCTCATCGAGCTTCTGACGACCAGGCACCACGTTGAAGGTAACGGAACCAATCCAGCCGCGAGAGGTAGCTACAGCGGTCAGGGTGATCTGACCGGTACCGTTCGGTAGAGCGACCGGCTCGTTGACGATGTCGTCTTCAGTGAAAGCCAAACCGTAGATGCTGTTCAGCTGTTGGGCGAAAGCGAGCGTGGTAGTCACGCCGCTCACCGCTACTTCAGAAGGGATCAGGACCAGCAGGTCAGCCAGATTCAAGCGGATGTGTTTCACCGTGACTTCGCCCGCATACGGACTTTGCGGTCCAGGCGAGGTAATGGTCATGGTGGTGTTGACGCCGGAGGCTTCTACTGGGATTACGCCAGGTGCCGAATAGTTGTACTCGTCACGCCCCAGCGAGACGCCGTTGTTCAGCGTCTTGATCGACTCCAAGATAGTGTCGAGTGGATCATTATACAAGGCCATGAGCGAGCCTCTTAGCTACGGTTGAAATGAATGTAAGCGTCGCCAACCATATCCGGCAGATTGACATCCCGCTGTACGATAACGTGAGTGAACGACTTGTTGGCAGTCGGGACGTCTTTGGTGGACTGTACAGAAATCCACGGCGAAGTCGGCACCTGCGGCCAGTTAGGCATGCCGAACTTATCCATCACTCTCCTGACGCGAGTGATATCCCACCACGTACCGTTTCGAAGGAGGAGTTCCGATTGGAAATCGGTGAAGTCCATCGACCAGGTGTGCATGGCAATAGACTTCTTACCTAGCGCAGGATCGATCGGGTGCTTCAGCACGTCGAGGTCGCGGAAGACGATGGTGGCAAGCTCTGGACGTACGCGGACGTACTCGACTACGAACTGACCTTCATACACCGGCGATTCGGCTTTCGCCACGATCGGGATGTTGATCTGCTCGTTATCGTTGAGCCAGGTGATCGAGATATCGACCACGTCGTTCTCGGTGAGAGAAAGACCCAGCGTCTCGTTGATGATCGGCAGCAACCTGTAGAGGGTCGGATAACCGACACGTCTGATCGACGGCTTTACAGTACCGTAGACCTTGCCGAGATCAAGGCGGTTGTACGTGAACCGAACGTAGCCTTCGAAGTCGCTGTTGTACATCGCCACTACAGGTAGCGAGATCTCACCCGGCTGGCCGTTAGGCACTGGGGTGAACTTGCCTAGATACAGGTCATCGGGGGCAAGTGGAGTCGGCAGTTCGTTTACGGCATTGATGGCGTCGACCAGAGCCTGCTCCGATCCGCCTGGTAACAGAAACATAACGCATCTCCTAGCGCGGGCAGACAGGACGAGGGGAGGGGTGTGCCCTCCCCTCGTCCGTGCTTATGTCTGATCGGAGACCCATCAGGCCGGAGGCGCGTAGGTCAGGCCGTTCAGGACCTTGGTCACGATCACTTCGCTCAGCGGGATGTCCTCAGCCTTCAGTTTGAAGGTGAAGCTGCCGCGGTAGCAGAGCGAGTCGGCCTTGGCAGTAACCTGGACGTCCAACTCTTCGTTGGCCACACCGGTGAACTCAGGCAGGGTGGCGTCAACGTAGTCGTCGGGGGTCAGGTTGATAGCCAGACGCGAGTTGATCTCGGCGATCATGTCGGAGATCTTGACAGCATTGCCAACAGCGAAGACTACGTCGCGACCTGCAGCGGATGCCACGTAGGCGTTGACCACGTCGGTCTGCAGGTGGACGCGGTCATAGTTGATGACTTCAGCACCAGTGTAACCGGAGCCTACTTTGGCGGTTACGGTGATGTCGGTGTTCTTGGCGCCGGCGGACTGAGTCGGGAGACCGAAGTCTACCAGTTCAGGAGTCAGCGCGGCACCCTGTGCGGTGTTGTTGCGGTTGATGAGGGCGCAAAGCACCTCTTTGGGCGCAAGGGTCAGATTGTCGGCCATCTTCATTACTCTCGAGAGCTTTCGGGATAGGCTATAAATAGCCAATGCATAGAATTGGTTTTCCTTCTCCAACCCTATAGCATTCGTCAACATTTACGGCATATTTAGGGGAGGTCGCCCTCCCCATGTATGCTGCATCAGACAGGTGGTGCGTAAGTGAGGCCGTCCATGCGCTTGGTCTTGATGACAGCGCCCAGAGGGATGAGGACCGGTTTGACGTGGATCATGATCGAGCTCAGGAACACCAACGAGTTGGAGGTCACCTTAAGTTCGATGTCTTCTCCAGCAGAACCGATCTGTTCGAAGTCAGGGATGTCCCGGTCGAAGATCTTACTCACGCCAAGGTTGATGTTGAGGCGTTCATTGATTCGAGGGAGAAGTTCAGACAGCTTGGTCTCGCCTTCGATCACGAATTCCAAGATGTCCGGGACGTTGGGGTTTACAAACTGGGGGAGTGGTACCCGGTTGTAATAGTAGCTGTGGCTACCTTCGAGCGTCTGGCCGGGGCGAGCGGTGACCACCACGACAGTGTTGCGGTTCACCCCGGGCTGAGGGATGTAGACATTTGGCGTACCGAACGTCACCATCGAACTGGTGAGTGGCTTGCGTCCATTGTCCTGACGAATGAGGTCGACAATGATGTCGGCTTCACTCTTAGTGTAATCGGTGGCCATACACGAAGTCTCGGTTGATGGATGGTCAGAAGGTCATAGAATTCACGGCTGCTGGATCAGCTCCTCGTAAATCCCGCCATCAGTCATCTCAACGCCACCAGGCTCAACGAGGCCGTTTAAGACGTTGAAGGGGAACATGACGCCTAAGGTCAGGGGTTCGTTCACAACGGTGACGGTGAGCGTCCCTAGCCACACGTAGGACGTTGGCTTGAGGGTGAAGACAGCCACGCCATCAACGTAGGTGTAATCGCTCAGGTCATCGAGACGCAGCCAGAGGTTGTGCTTGGTTGCGAGTGCCGCAAGGATAGATGCTGGAGTGACTTCACCCACCACCTGCGCCACTACCTCATCCACGCCGATATCGACAAACGCTTGCTGAATGTCAAGACGGTTGTAATAGTAGACGTGGGTACCTTCGAGTCTTGGACCGAAACCAGTCGCCCCGACCTTGGTGTTGAATCCACCTTCCCACTCACCTGGGTACAGATCGGTGAAGCGGATGTTCTTTGTAGTCAATACGAGGTTAACCTCTTCGAGCATAGCCCGGTTAGCCTCGGTGATCATTCCAATAAGAAGTTCTACACCGGTCATATCGCACCTTTATAAGAGGGTTTCTCTACATCCTATTTGCAGTCAAGATTTTTACAGTCATACATAGTCAACACGAACCTAACATCAATAGCCGAGGAGGCTAACATCATGCAACAAGTAATCACCGCTGCTAACGTTGAAACCATCAAAGAAGTTATCGCTTTCGCCGCCTGCGAGCGCGTAGTGCTTCGTCAGAAAGCTACCCAGCTCGAAGAGAAGCTGAACAACGTCGGCGCCTACATCGGCGACTGGGCTGGTCTGCAAACTGACCTGGCTAAGCTGGAGAAGCTGGAGAGTCAAGCTGAAGACCTGCGCAAGTATATCACGCGCTGCCACTTCATCGCCCTTGAAGAAGGCGAAGTCTTCCACCTGCCGCAAGCAATGGCTGCTTAAGGAGGTACCATGAAGAACGATATCTCCGTCATCGAACTAATTCAAAAGGATGCTGATCCAATCAGCCCCGAAGAGTTGTTCATGATTCACTTCATGTTTACCGAGCACTTCAGTAATCTTGGTGAGCATGAATCCGTCGAAAGCGCAGCTAACCATGCTGGCGGTTGGCTGGTGGAGAACCGCAACGACATCGGTCGTAAGTGGGCTGCAAGACTCCCTGATCGGTCGCTCATCGTAGCGCCCGGTCTGCGGGGTTACATCGCATTCGACTCGCTTGGTGAAGTCTACCTAAGCGAGCGTTACAAGAAGACTCGGGTCTTTACCGAGCATGAAGCACATGTCACTAACTTGCTGCGTAAAGCAGCTGAGGAGGGTCACCCCGTAACGTCGCTCGTTGAGTGTCTCGATATCTGCGTCAGAGAACCTGACCGCGGTACCGCGCTCTACTCCAACTTCGCGCAGCGGATGAACGAACTTGACCCGGAGAAATTCCCCCTATGAGGAATCAAACCATGTCCCAACTGTCCATCAACATCATGGGCAATCCGCTCATTCTCTGCGGGGATTCTGATCCGCCTCCAGAGACGCACCGCATCGGCACTGTCCCGATCTACTTCGATCATGGCAGTCCGATTTACATCCGGATCTTCGGTAGCCTGAAGATCTACTCTGACAAGAAAGAGCGCGAGGACTTCGAGAAGGAGCTCCGCCGCACTTGTGAGAACCCGGCAGTTATCGAGCAGATCCTCGAGAACTATAACGGTAGCTTGCCGCGCAGCAAACGTTTCAACCCATCCATCGCGCAACAGAAGCGTGGTTGGTACTCAGGTCACAAGACCGTTCATTGAAGTTGTACCCATCGACCGCGGAGGTCAACGTAATGGCTGTAATCAAACTCGAAGCTCGTAAAGTAGTTGTATCGGAAGCTGGCGTAACTAAGGTGCTCAGTGCCCCATGCGGCGTGAGCTATCAGGAAGATGCAGAGCGCTGGACTGCCAGCGTTCTCTCTGACACTGCTGGCTGGACTTCCAAGTCCTTCAGCATTAAGAAGCATGGTGCGATCGAAGCATTCGAGATGGCGGTTGAAGCGCGTGAGAATTCGATGGAAATGCTCTTCACCCGTCGTCTCCTTCCGCGTATTCGCCGGGCGTACGAGATCCGTGAGATCAACGGTCTCTTCTTGGTACGTGATCCAATCGAGAAGTGCTACCGCAAGTTCACTACGCTCAAGTTTGCAGCTGAGTTCAACAACAAGTGTATCGCAGCCTGGAAGTCGCTCTACAAGTTCAACAAGGATCTGATGATCAAGGTTGATCTGGAAGGTAGTTACAAACCCAAGAAGATCCTGGACTCCTTCACCCGGGAGTTCCAGCGTCACGCTAAGGAGGTTGGACTGTAATGGACGAAGCTATCAACGATCTGGAACGTCAGCTTGAAGAGAGCATGGCAGCTCGTAGGAAACTGCGGCTGCTCAGAAAGCTTGACAATTTCCTCAAGTGGGTCCTGATCATCGGTATCCCATGTTTCGTAGTCCTCTCCATCGTGGCATTGATCATGGGTGCAGCATGACCTTCACGGATGATAAACCAAAAGACCTCACCATCACGGCTCTTGCAGCTGTGTTGGTGATTTGTGCTAACGTCGCCTTGCTCTTCGATATCCTCGATCGGCCGGGCGACTGTATCAACAATAACCTTCGCGCTGAAGCTGGTGTTCTGCTCGACACTAACAAAGCCGGCCTTCTGGATGAATGCGCACCATGAGCACCGCAGAACGCACCGTACAGGATGCTGAAAAGATCAGGCAGTTGATGATTCAACTTAAAGCTGATCTGGATGCAGCCAAGAAAACCGACATCGGTCGACAAGTGCTGGCTAACCCCAGTATCAAATCCAAGATCCGCCACATCGCAATTCACAACACAAGTTCGCCCTATCACCTAGTTAAGGCATGGGTGACCGAACTCAATCGATTTCTTTAACGACCGAGGAGGTCAAAATGAAAGAAGTAACTATTCTCGCAATCGGCATCTGCCTTGGGATGTACATCAATCATCTCAAGCACAAGAATGCTCAAGAGCGAGCAGAAGTAATCGCCAAGGCGCGAGCCGAGGGACGTGCCGAAGCCGCAGGAGCAGCAGCATGAAACTTGAGATCAGGGATGACGATGGCGCTTTCGAGATCGCCAATAAGTTGCTTGAGATCAGCGCCGAGTGGAAGCTTGAGTACGAGAAGCGCGCCAGGCTGGCGCAGTGGGCAGCTGAGGAGAACGACGAGTCCTACCTCACCGAGCCAATCGGTCTGTTCCTCTACAATGCACTGGCGTTGAAGAAGATGACAATCGATACTCAAGAATACATCCTCAAGCTGTTAGACCAAGCCGGGCGGGAACGCGCGGTGAAGTTGGCTGGGTTCTTGAATCTGATGAAATCTGCTTCTAAGCAATAGCAGCATAAGGACCGGGGCTTCGTGCCCCGGCTCCCTCGCTTTCTTTTTTTTTGTTTCGATCAGTCGAAATCGGTCCACTCGTGACCGGCAGCTCCTGCTGCAAGACGCCCGCCGACTTTACGGAAGGACAGATCTTCTTCGAGATCGAAGTCGTACTTGAAGCCCATCATTGGATACGGGAGGAACTTCAGTGCGTAGTACTTATCCTGCTCAGGAGTCGTACCGATCTTACGGTGCTTGCCCCACTGCACTTCTTGCCACGCTTGACCACCATGCATGGTCTTGGCTACAAACCGCTCGAAGTCGAACTCAGTGTCGAGCTTCTTACAGCCTTCGTAGTAACCCTTACCAGGCAGCTTCTTGATGTAGTCTTCAGGATACTGACGGGACATCTCCTTAGCTTGCGTGGACAACTGGTGCACTGCGTAACCGTAGATGTTGTTCGGCGCAGTGAACTTACGCAGCTTACGGTGGCAGAGCTGGATCTCTTCACCGGCTACCTGCACCACGATGCTGCTCTTATCGAACAGGTTCGGGTAGTCGCAACCGAATGTGAAGATCTCGTAGCCATCACGTTGCAGCTGACGCAGGTCTTCGATACAGTCGTCTACCTCAGCGCCTTCTGTATAGTCAAAGATCTTGACATGCCAGCCATTGCGCTGCAGACGCTCCATGACGTACTGTGCGATCTCTTTCGGGTCTACCCCTCGGATGATCACAGGCAGACCTGTTTCGTGCTGCATGAGCAGAACGTAGAGCTTCTGGAGTACGAGTTCGGGCTTGTCTTCCAGAATCGCCAACACATGGCAAGGCTTCTTGGTTTCGTCAATCAGCTTCGGTGTGTTGAAGATACAGAACGAGATGAACTCATCAAGCAGTGTACCTGACTTGTTCATACCCGACAGAGCCGACACGTTACCCCATTCACCACGACGCACGCCGTCCTGCTCACCCGTCATGCGGTTAGCTGCTTTGAACGGCAGCTTGAGGATGGCATCTGGATCGATCGCGCTTTGAGCGAGCTGGTAGACTTGGGTCAAGCTTTCGATATCACCAATGTCAATGCAGCGACCAGCGGATGCAGCGCGACGTTTACCGGCCAGCGGCAGGTCCTGCAACTTGAGCACCAGCTCGTCGCGGAAACGAGCTACGTCAGTGATCTTGTCGCGGTTGAATGCGATCTTGTGGGATGCAGCCCTGGCCAGCTTGACGAAGTCTTCTACTGCAATGAAATCGTACAGTTCATGTGCGATCGAATCGTACTTGTCTTTTGCCGCATCCGGATCGTCAACTACCAGGATACTCTTGCAGAAGAGATCATATAGACGATCATTGTCCCCACAGGACGCACAAAGCCTCGCCATGAGGTCGTTTTGATCGTAGGCGTGGTCGATACCTTTACCTTTCATCCAGACCAAGATCTGGCGTGTACGCATCAGCGCTGAGTGCTCGCGGTTCGAGTTCAGCGGATCGTCTGGAAGGCTTAGGTGTTCCAGAGTGCGTTCGATCAGGTTCGAGGTAGCTTCCGGATCTTGACCTCCGGAGTGACTTGCGTAATAGATGGCGCTGATGGCCTTGGCTAACAGTAGCTTGATTTCCATACCGCCTCACCGCAGGCATTGAAAGTTAATGGGTGTGTGATGAACAAACCAATCGAGCTTCGGTTCATTCCAAAATGGCTGAGCGGCTCTATCGAACATTACGGGACTAACGTAAAAGATTTCGAGAGCATAGTATCGCCGCATGACATCGGACTCTACTATGTCGCCAACCATCTGCTGCGTTCTCGCTTCAAAGCTCTGGGTATCGATGATTTCGTATTCCCAGCAGCGGACAAGGTCGGCCAGTTCAGCGCCGACGATGCAGTGTTTGCGCTCTACGGCTCCGACCAGAAGGATGCTACCGTACCGCAGTTCGAGCTCGGTCACTTTGTGATCGTTCCAGATAGTTATGATGGCATCCTGCTCATTGAAAAGGATGGCTCGGACAAGAAAGATCTCATTCGTGAGCTGCTCACTGCGATGGCAACCTATCGCGGTCGTGAAGTGGCTTACGCGTCGAAGTCGTTCAATAAATTCCTATCCTCGGTAAATAAAAACTCCGGGGCTAGCAAGAGCCAGGTGATGACCACCAGTAAAGAGCTCGAGAACGACAGCGCCAAACCGTAAATACATGTTATGGAAAATCCGTGTGTTATCACGGTGATATGTAGATTACGCCGTATGGCGATCGACAGAATTCAAGAATACGCCAGCAGGACGAGGGATTGCTTTTGGTAGTCGACTACTAGGAGACAGGCGTCAGTCCCGAAAACGAAGCTTCGATCTCTCAATTATACCAAATAGCTATTTGGAGTATCACGATGAGTGTCATCAAACTCAACAAGCCCGGCGGCAACTTCGGCGCCGGCTCTGGCGTGCTGGCTACCCAGATCCAGGAAAACATTCACTCCGGTGGTTATTCCACCGAGAGCGCTGACGCCATCAAGTGGCTGCAAGAAGGTTCCTTCGAAAGCCGCGTCGATCTGTCGAGCGTTGCCGAGAACCTGAAAAGCGTCCTCGAGCCAGGCAACACCGAAGCCGGTTACAAGAACCCGGCCGGTATGGCAGCAGCCTCGTTCATCGCCTCGTTCGCCCAGCGTCCTTCCGACCTGCTGAACCTGCAGATCTCGACCGAAAGCAAGCAGCTGGGCGCTGGTGTGCGTTACGCTCACGCCGACGGCATGGAATTCGACAGCGAATACTCGAAGGAATCCTTCGACAACCAGTCGCTGATCGATCACCTGCCGATCTCCATCGGTCTGAACTACAAGATCGCGCGCCAGGGCCCGGCCATGGAAATGGTGTACCGCACCGTTCCACTGACTCCTGAGCAAGGCGGTATCGACATCACCATCCCGAACCTCTACGTGCAGAACACCCTGCGCCACGAGCTGGATGGTTCCGAATCCGACTTCGGCCTGCGCCGCGTCATGGACTCGGCGATCGACTACACCGTACTGCACGACAACAGCACCCAGCTGATCCCGGGCTACGCCGACGTGTCGAAAGACAACTTCGTCGCCGAATCCGTTGTCGAGCCGTTCGACTACATCTCCGGTCGTCGTACCGTCAAGACCTCGGCTCTGCTGGTCAACAAGACCGTCAACATCTTCGGCCTGGGTCAGTCCGACTCGATCAGCCGCGTTGGTCAAGCCGACTACACCGAAGCACTGGACCGTAACATCGGCGTTGCCGACGTGTACCTGGGCCTGGGCGCCGACACCATCGTGTTCGACACCAAGGGTCTGCCATTCAGCCGCTTCGTGAAGCTGCCAGAACAAGGCGGCCGTCAACTGTCGCTGAACTTCGTTCTGACCACCCTGAAGATCGACAAGAACACCACCAACTACAAGGGCGAAGCTCTGACTGGTGCGGTGTTCACCACCATCAAAGATGGTGGCTACAGCGTCCGTCTGAAGACCCGTCTGAACGGCAACAGCGATGTTGAGCGCGGCACCATCGACGTGTCCACCACTTCCATGGAAGTGATGTACATCGAGAACGAAGCTGGCGAGCGCATCCCGCTGGGCACCGGCGTCGGCAAGACCATCGTTGATGGCCTGGCACAACTGAAGGTAGTCGGCTGGTGGCCGGACGCTCGTCTGACCAACACCAACCACCGTCACCTGGGCCTGATGCTCAACGTCCGTAACGTGACCGAGCGTCTGCTGACCCGTCAGCGTTCGCCGTTCTTCGTTCCGTACCCACTGAGCGAAAACCGTGACCAGACCGTGATGGACTGGCTGACCTTCGCGGTCTCCAGCTACATCAACAACGAAGCTGTGGGTACCCTGATCGGTTACCACGAGCGTCTGATGCGTCTGACCGGTGGCCTGCGCGGCGAGATGACCGCTGGCGACTTCGAGATCAACGCCCTGCCTATCGAAGGTATCGGCCGTTACCTCGTCAACCCGTACGTTCAGGAACTGACCGTCGACCTGATGGAAACTGCCCAGTCGCAGGAAACCGTCGCCAACGTCGAGAACGGCGTTGCGGTCCTGGTCAACACCCTGCGTTCGGTGGCCTTCGACATCCTGCAGAAGACCAACTACGAGAACGCCTGCCGCTACATGGACGGCGGTGAAGTTGCTCAACCGTTCCGCTTCGGCCTGGTGACCTCGAAGCAGATCGAGCGCTTCATGACCATCTCGGGCGACAGCCGCACCCTGGGTGCTGGTCTGAAGTACCAGCTGGAATCGGACGTGGACGCCCGTCTGCGCGACGTCATGTACATGGTCATCGTTCGCGATGGCGAAGGCATCGACGCTCTGAGCTCCGGCGCAATGCTGCTGACTCCGACCCTGGTCTCCACCATCTCGGTTACCCGTGATGGCCGTCCAGTGAACGAGGCTGTAGTGCAGCCGCGCTTCCAGCACTACAACTTCTGCCCGATCATCGTCAAGGTGAACGTGGAAGGCGTTGCTGAGCTCCTGGAGCAGACCCTGCCTTTTCGTGTCAAACTCACCGAAGCTGAAGCTGGCGACGGTGGCACCGACGCAGGCACTGGCGGTACCGGTGGTACTGGTGGGACCGGTGGCGGCGACGACTCCGGCGGCGGCACCGTAACTCCTTAACCCGTAAGGGCATAGGCGTTTAATAAAGAGCGGTGGGAAACCACCGCTCTTTATGCTGCATTATGCTGTTTTATGGATAAAGCGATTACAGTGATACATTATCAAGATGATGAGGCAGGGTAAAGCAAGAATGGAGCGTTGTAATTTTTAACTCAGGGGATTTATCGTTATGAATAGTGGTGGTCTTCGAACACCAGTGTTTAGGAACTACCAAGTTCGCTGTACTCACCAGGAAGGAGTCGAGGCAGGTCTTGAACATTCAGAGGTTACGTACCGCTGGGTGAACAATACGTCTCGCGAAGTTCGCATCAAGTCTAGGCTTGGCGTTAACTCCATCCTGAAGCCGGATCTGAAGAATCGCAGGCTCGAGTACGTGGATGTGTTCATCGTCTGGAGGATGACTGAGGAAGCCTTCATGGCTACCTACATCGACCTTCAGGATCGACACACGGTTCCGGACGAGACAACGCAAGCGATCATCAACGCATTCTATCGGGCGAAAGATTCCAGTCCTTTCCAAGGTCTGGTCTATTCCCTGACGTTGCAGATGGAATTCCATATGTCGGATATTCTGGCAGCTGGTGGTTCTGTTTATGTTGAGGATCTGGATGTGACGATCTGCTTTGCTGGGGAGCAGCAGAAATTCGCGGAACATCCATTTAGTAAGAACAGCCGTGCAAAGGCTAGCTTGGCGCAAGAGTTGCCAGCGTTGGGGAATGAGACTTTCGTTATGTCCATTCGCGCAATCGACAACGGGCAGCTGCGCAACAGGCACGATCGGTTCATGATGGTGGGTAGTGAGGTTTATCACATTCCTATCGAACGTGATCCGGACATGTTAGACGGGATCCATGTCACACGAAGGCGGACAGCCGTCGTTAAGAACATGGGTGGATTTGGTCATTCGATCGAACATGAGCATCTGTCCTTCGAAGAGGCAGATAAGAAGTATTGTTTGTTTGAGACAATCGAGCAGGCAAGAGCTGGGGTTAGTCAGGCAGAAATGCGTAAAGAAGAACTCACCAGCAAAGCTTATGAACGTACCAAAGAGCGCGCCGATTGGGAGCATGAGAATTGGCGTGAGAAAATGCAGTACGAGCAACAACAAAGTCGTGAAAGGGAAGAGCGGCAGCGCTATCGCGCAAACGAAGAAGATGTAAAGGAGAGTACTCGCAACTTCGGCGATTGGATAAAGCTGACGACGGGTATCGTTTCGTCGATCTTCGCTTTCGCTACGACGTTGCTAAAACTAAAGCCAGCTTAGACAGATATAGGTGTAGGGGATGCCTGACTATCAATTGTTCGATGAGTGCCAGGAGGACATGCCAGTCTTCAACCAGGATATCCTGGACGGTCTGGCATTCAAGGACCTCCGGAGAGCTAAGGAGGAAATCGATCAGTACATTGCGTGCGCGGAGCCGGGATTCCCGGATAACTTCTCGTTCTCGCATTCGGAAATCTGTAGTCCGCAAGAAGCGATCGCTGTAATGGCATCCTCGATGTCCCGTTCGGATCGTGGTCAGCCGTCTATCGATCTGGCCACGACCGACGTGTACCTGGTCAAATACCAATTCCTGTGTGATGAGACCAAGCTCATCCCACGGTACTTCTTCCTGCCTTATGCCCGTCGGGGTTCCCTGACGATGATCGCAGGTAAGCAGTTCGGGATTGGTACAGTGTTGATGGATCCAGGTCTGAGTATTGGGCCTGATTACGTGTTCATCCGGATGTCCCGCGCTCCGGTAACATTCAAACAAATCATCCACACGATCCGAGTCAATGGGGAGGATGTTTCGGATTACGTGGCGTGGTCTTGGTTGCACAATAGCGGCGGCGCTAATAACCGAACTGGGCAGAGTGATACATTATCGCTTGGTAAGGCAGTTAGTACTTTGCCTCACTATCTGTTCTGTCGGTACGGAATGGCTGAAACGTTCCGCCGGTTTGCTCGAACCGAGGTGCAGCTCACCAAGGTCTTCGTTCCTGATGAGCTTCGTGAACCTGACAAAATTCAGGCGGAGATCATCAGGCAGGTACAGGAGCAGGGTTACGATCTTGACAAGTTCACGGTCGTTACCTCGTCTCATGTCAGGCCGTCTGCCCTCAAGCAGAAAGTGCTGTATAGCACCATCAAATCTCCGATGGCGATGTTGATCCCTAAAGATCGCACCAACCCTCTGACGATGTCCTACGCTCGTGCGTTCTTCTACACTGTCGATCTGTTCCCTGAGGTAACGGATATCGACGAGTTGATGGGAGATGAGCGTTGGAAGATCTGGATGGGTTATGTGCTCTTCGGTGACCAGCTCGGTACCGGTAAACTGGTGGAGAACGTTGAGTCCCACTTGACCAGCCTCGACTATTACGTCGATATCGAAGTACGCCGGATGTTGCTCGAGGAGGAAGATCTTAAGATCGACACCATCTACGAGCTGTTCAACTACATCCTGCAAAACATCGAAGGGCTGATCCGGGATAAGGAAGAAGACATCGGTAGCATGTACGGGAAACGGCTTGTAACTTCCCAGTACGTCTTGCGTGATATCACCGAGCAGATTTTCCGCTGCCTGTTTGAAATCACGAACAACAAGAAACGTAAGCACACCGCCGAGGATTACAACAAGATCCTGGGTAAGTGGTTCATGCCAACCATCATCTTCAACCTCAGGAAGACCAGTCAGAAGGCCTTCATGTCGTCTGTCTCTACGCCCGGAGACAACATGTTCTTCAAGATCACTTCCCGTCTGGTGATGCAGGCTCAAACCTCTGGGGGTAAGAAGCCGACCAACATCAACGTGAACGATCCTCTGTCGCGAATGCATGCATCTCGTGCTGAATGTGGTAACTACGGCATCTTGCCGAAGAACTATCCGTTGGCTTGTGCAACGATCAACCCGACGACGTTGCTCGACGGAAAGAATACCATCTGTCGCAAAGAACACATGAGGCCGGTCATCGATCACATCGATGATGCTGTTCGCCGTAATTAACAAATCCCGCGCAATACAGGAGTGTGTATTAAATGAGTGGAGATCGTTTCTGGGACGATTGTGCTGATGCAGCGATTCGCTACATCAACGCACAGGCGAAATCCCGGGATATCCGCGACGACTTGATGTTGGATCTGCGTCGTAGCTACGCAGACCAACTCAGCGATCGTCGTTGGGAAAACCGAAACTTCAATGAACTGGTAGATGGCATCGTCGGAGCCTACGATCGTGTTGATCGTAAGTACGGCGATCGCGGTGATAGTGAAGCCGATATCATCGACAAGACGGTTGAGATCGTCGTCGATGGTCATTTCGCTGAGCTGGTGCTTAGCGATAGTCGTGTATCACGGGATCTGAGTGACGCCATTTACAACGAGATGAAGGACGCCCGTGCCGATGCTCAAGAAATGGTGGAAGGGTCTCGCCGCGAACGCTCACGCGAGAATGATGATCGGGACTATCGTGGCCGCGGTCGTGATCGTGATGATCGTCGTGATTCTCGTGATAGTCGCCGAGATGATCGACGGTCTGGCGGATCGCGAGGCCGCGATCGCGGTTCCGACGACAGTGCTCATTGGTTAGCCGATACCGGCCACAATGACGACGATCGTCGTGAGGATGATGATCGTCGCGAGCCTGAACGTGAAGAACGTACAGCTCGTGAAGAGCGTCCTGAATATCACCACACCGAACAGGCCCCGCGCCGTGAGGATCCAGGCTTTGTCATCCAGGGTCCTGACTACACTAAAGCCAACCCGTACGACGATTACTGGGTAGGCGAGTACCATTACCAAGCTGCCAGCGTTACCAAGTGGAAGCTGACTGGTAATGGCGAAGACATCCTTTCCACCATCCCAACGGTCTATGACGTCAATACCCACATCAAGTATTACGTCATGAATGAACGCGGCGAAGTCCGCGAGGAGCTCGTAGAAGTGAACGACGACAACCGCCACATGGCCCACAGCCTGCGTGAAGAAACCCGTGAACCCGATGCCAAGCCACGTACCCTGTCCGCAGGTATCAGCCTGGCCAACCGTGAAGACGGCGTAACCAACAGCCGTATCGAACAACGTAGCAAGACTGTGCGCCTGGCCGAGATCCTGCGCGAAATCCCTGAAGAACAAATGACCCTGGGTAAAGCCGATACCATCGACAGCATCCAGGGCGCCGTGTTCGAAAGCCAAGTGAAGATGGTAAGCGACGAAGGTCAGCCTCGTATCGACCTGCACATCCTGCGTACGCCGGTGCTGCTGCGTGACGAGAGCCAGCTGGATCTGATCAACCAGGTGCATGCTGCGGCCACTCTGACCGAAGCTTCTGATCTGTTGATGAAGCTCAAGCCGGAGTTCGAGAAGCCGCTGTGGGAAAACCTGAACCGCCGGTTCTCGGTCAACACCATTCGTGCTTCCACCTACCAGTTCCAGTTCGACATCGCCAAGCTGAACTTCGCGACCAGCTACGGCAAGTTGCTGGCGGCGTTCCGTGATCGTCGTGGCGCTGAAGAAGCAGCTGCATTCGCCAAGCGCATGCACTTCGTTTCCGACATCGCCTGCTGTCACATCGTCAAAGAAGATCTGGCCGCGCTGGCTGGCGACCTGATTGGCGAAGCAACCAACGTCAACGCAGCAGTCTTCATCGACTTCGCTGCAATCATTTCGGTAGACCACACCCTGGACGACATCGGCCTGGGTCTGCAACTGCTGGAATCCAAAGAAGGTCTGGTGATCGAGCCATCGGCGAACAACGCGCTGTTCCTCGAGATCCGGAAACTGTACAGCCGCCTGGACGAGGTCTTGCCAGCTCCTCAGAAAGGCCGGCTGCTGTTGTCGACGTCTGACAACCGTCTGGTAGAAGTGCTGCCGTTTGCCGCCCGCAAAGAGGCGTTCATTCTGGCAATGGCACAGTTGTAACCTCCAGACGTCCTGCCTCATCAGCTAGGACGTCGACAACCCTTCCATAAACCTCTGACTAATACTGTAGGACGAATCCGTGGGCACCTCAGCAGTGCTCACGGTCGTCGCCTGTCATGGCGGCGTATTTTTTTTGTCTATTTTTCGAGGTGGACATGTCTCTTATTGAAAAACTGGCATTCGTTGACGGTGAGAGTGAGGAAAGTTTTGAATCCTCCGGCATCGAATACGAGAACGAAGTCTATCTGCTCGGTTACGACATCGACGAGATCAAGGCAAAGGCGACCGGACACGAGGGTCAGGAGCAATGGGGTATCTACATCCCCAAGACTGACAAAAACGCTTCCAGCGGCAACATACGCGTTCGTAGGACCGATACTGTTGACGGTAACACCTCGTACGAAGAAACCTGTAAGACCAGCCAAGGTGCGGAAGGTAAGCTGGAAGATAACCTGCTGACTACGGTCACTCGTTTCAACCAGTTCAAACTGCTCGCTGACCAGGGGCTGATCAAGACACGTTACTTCGTCGACTCCACGCTGGAAGATAAAGATATCCGCTTCAAGTTCGAACTGGACGTCTTCTACAACAAGCGTGGTGAGTTGGTACCGTGGGTTAAGGTGGATGCTGAGCTTCCTCAAGGAACTGTGCTCGAAGCGGGTGATATTCCGTTCAAGTATGACGAAATCCTCATCGTCACGCCAGCGGCCAAAGAAGCCAATACGAACGGCATCAACGAAAAGGTTGGTGAGCTGTACGAGAAGTACTTCCGTTCGACTAACGTCCATGTGGAGGACTGATCATGGCCTATGCGTCTAAGTTGAGTCTGGCTATTCGAGCGGCGAATAGCGGTGAAGTGTCTAGCGTTACTTACCCTCGTGCCGAGCGTGAATTAATGGCCCTCTGGTCGGTGTATATCGAGCGCCTGCGGAAAACTTCGATGGCCACGCATCGCGTCGGTAAGGAATGTGTACGTCGTATCTTCAACGTCGGGACCATTGGTCACCGCGGCTGAGCGGCATAAAACCCCGGGAGTCATCCCGGGGCTCTATGCTGTTTACTGCCCAGAAGGGAGATCAACACCCAACAATGGCGCGAAGACCTTAATGATCTCGAGCACAATGGCACCATCGCCAATTTTCGCGGCGATCGACAAGGCAAAGATGCAGACGAGGAAACCAGCCCACTTCTGCAGATCCGCTTTAGATTGCTTTGGAGCAGGGATCGACGGTGTTGGCACCGACGCAGCTACATTGGCCGCGCCTATACTTGAGGTGAGGACCATCTCCTGGATCGAGGCATCCAAGCTATCGATAGCGTTCTGGATTTCCAGAGCCTCTGCGGTGTGTGGGTCCAACTGGCAACCTGAGGGAAGAAAACCGTTGACCAGATTGACCAAGGTCGGTTCCCAAGGAAAGCCCACCGCCGGGTTCCTAGCCATCAGATCGATAGCATCCTTCACGTTCATAAGAACCCCCAGATGATGTTGTGTTGTGATATCATGGAGCCATTACACTCCATGTTATTAGCCCTGACTCCTTGCTCTAAGCGAACGCGCGGGCAGCATCAAGCGCCAAACATCTAGCCACTGCAATCCCATCAATGCAGTGCTCGTCTAACCGGTCGAGTACAATGCCCGAACCAGCGACTATTCGTTCATCCTTCAAGATGAATTGGCGGATGGATTCCTTATCGTTCTTATAATCGCCAGGAGGACACACGGCCTTCTTGGCTTTCCCCGGTGGGATCTTTACAAAGTCAGTGGTAGACCTGTAATCGTAGACCTCGTCCTCGATAGCATCCATGGACTTAAGCAGAGTTGCGTAAGTATTGATGCCAAGGTGGGCGAACGGAGATTCACACCCAACGATGTCCGGGTCGTGCTCTTCCATCAGGTCTGCGATCCACGGCTTGATGGTAGCCAAGCGTGCATGCAACTTACTGCGGTGAGCAGAGATACCCGGAAACCGGAGGTAAGCGGAACGATCAGCAGTGATGGTTTCTGCGAATACGACGGTGGAGATGCCCGTCCGCAGGTTATGGTCGATGACCACGAATCCCACGGTGTTAGTTCCGTTGTCGATACCGACAATCCGGTACGTCCAACCGTTGCTGCTGATTGTAATCATAACGGCGTCGCGGTGCAACTATTAGGTTACACCGCTCTCCTTATATCAGGCAAGCTTACGGCGTGACTTCGTTCGGATTAGCGGCGAGGGTGCCGATAGTCTCGAGAGTCGGGATAGACGCAGTGCCCAGGAGTGGGATTTGCGCGCCGACATCGAAGTCCAGCGTCAGTTCTTGCGAGTTGTAGTAAACAGCCTTGTGGTCTGCGGCGTACGCAAACGCTTGGGTGCCGATGGATTCAACGAAGTTGATGTTACCAGCGGTCGACTGTACGGTGACGGTGCGGTCAGCACCGGTGCACAGCGCGAACTCGGAGAGCACCGCGTAACGCTCATCGCCGCCGTACATGATCTTGGCGACGTTGATGTACTCTTCGATGTCGTTGGCGTTGAGCTTCACCGTGGTGATTGCGGAGACCTGGATCTTCACATCAGTGGTGGTAACCGCGCCTGTTTGCGGGAGCAGGATCGGATCTGGGTACAGGTCCGAAGTCGAAGGCGCCCACGGTTCTTCGATGACAGTATCGCCCTCGGTAGTGATCTTCTTCTTGACGATGTGGACATCATCGGTGCCGATGGCCAGGCGCAGGCCGAAGTAGGCGTAGTAGTTGATACCGCCGACGGTGACTTCTTTGCGCAGCGCGTACTTGGCACGTTGGGCTAGTGGGATGTCTTCATCCACGGTACGCATGCAGAACGGCATTGGGTTGTAGACCGAGGCGTTGGTAGCCATGTGGTCCAGAATCGACGTCAGGCCGATACCGCCGTTACCGATGGTGACTTCGTGACCTTTGTTACCGGCTACGAGGATACCCATCTGCATCTTTTCAGTAGCAGTGGGGCGGGCGTTGCCGAGGATGTCGAGGCGCTCGTTCATGGTTGACTTTGCATCCATGGCCGGCGGGTGGCCGAACAGCATGCGCAACATTACTTCGAGGCCGTAGGCGGTAGATTGTACCGTATTCATGGATGTACCTTAACGAGTGAAGAGTGGATGAACGGACGCACGGTCGTACGGGAGATTACCTGGGGTCCTCGAGTCGCTAAAGCGATAGCCGATCTTGAAGATACCTTGCAGGTTTTCACACAGAGGACCCAGCTCGAGCGCTACAACATAGTTGTAAGCAGGATCGGGTACGCTGTAGTCCTTGCTGACGAAGCCGTTGTAAACGACCTTTACGTCATTCAGGTTAAACGGAACCTTCTCGGAAGAGATCACCCACTCATCGCCGGTGAGTAGCTGCATCAATTTAGGGAAGCCGCTCCCTACGTCGATGGTTTGTTCAACGGTCAGTTCGTAAAGCATGCTTTCCCATGCCCGGCGAGTCTTATCGCCAGTCTTCTCATCGGTCACGTAGAACGCACCAGCGTCGCCGAACAAGTCAACGAATGGACGATCGTAGTTACCGTCTGCGTAGAACTCACGCAGATCGAGGAGTGAGTCGATAGTGGTTCCAAGCAGTTCGATGCTCTTGCGAGTGAAGATCTTCACCTCACCGTAGTACATCAGGTTCTCAGGCTTGAAGGTCAGGATGTAATTCCTGTTCTCCAAGTAAGGCGGCACTATCACCTCTTCCCCTTCGCTGTTGTCTTCTACTTCGAACCCACCAAGGTTGGTGTTGCTAGCAGCGCTCTCGAAGCCCCTAGAGGAGATTTCAAGGTCAGCCAGCTCAGGCTCAAGCAACCAGCCGTACTGCTCTAAGAGAGCCGCGTAGATGGCTTCATCGGTCTCTTCAGCCACATGTAGGACGATTGGCTTATTGCCCATCAGCTGGTTGATGTCCAGACGCTTGTAGGCAAGGATAGCCTTGTCCCGACTCCAGCCCAGCTCTTCTTTGAACTGGAGCTCGACGTGCGTCAAGCCGGTGTTCTCATCTACCATCTCAGGAACACCGAAGAGGATCTGGTCAGGCCGGAAACCTCGGTTGTTCTTGAAGTTGATATAATCGATCAAGAGGTCTTTCGACTTCTTCTTGAAACGAGATAGTCTTGGATCGCTGTACGATACCATCTCATGGCCCCTTCACCCATATCTCACGAAAACACTGGTGGATACAAGCCGTCAAGAATGTTGATTGGGAATGCTTCAGAAAGCTGGATTGCCTCACCTGGGTCGTTCAGCATCACTGTCGTCTCGCCAACCCATCGCAGTGACTGAGGCTTAGCCTTCAGTATGAATGAGTTGTCGGTGACCAACCCGTTCTCAAAGTCATCATCGGTGATAACGAGACCAGAAGCGTTCGCGAGGTTTTTCATCACACCGCCGACCGTAGTCGGGGGCGTCAGATCCAACCGCATGGTACCGAAGATGTCGGCCACATGGATCCGATTATAACGATAGGTAATGCTGCCAGTATGGCGGCGATAGATCCCATCGTCATTAGACGGATGCGTGGTGATCACCACGCTGGTTAGAAGCTCGTCAAGCGCAGTGGGCGCACTAACCTCAGCGTACTGAGGCATCAGGTTAGTGTTGAGTTGATTGTTGGCCATGATCAGCAATGCCACGGCCGGATCGAACTTCAATAACCGTAGCGTTTCAGACATGGTGGTTTCCATCTATGACTTAAGCCGTCCGGGTGTATTCGATGAGGATCGAACCCACGTATGCCAGAGACGTCTCTTTGAAGTGGACAGGGAACGAAACCTTCTGTCCTACCGAAACTGCCGGGATAGGTTCTGCCTTCAAATCACCGGACGTGATCAGGCAACCGAGTTTCGTCGAAAGCGTTGGGGCCAAGGCCGAGGTGTCGATCACCGGATTGGTAATCTTCACAGGCCAGCGGAACGTGTCCGGGAAGGAGCGACGACCGTAGACGACGTCCACAGAACCTTCGTACGGACTGCCATTGAAGGTAAGCTTGATCTTGGTGTTGTTACCAGCGCTTTCCGGACCATTCACTACTGGCGTACCCAGCGTGAACATCGAAGCCACCACAGCCGTCGGTAGCGAAGCAGAGTTGCCAAGGTTTAGGTGAGTGGTGATCCGGTTCTTCACATCTGCTGAACGCCAATCGGCGGTGAACGAGAACGTGAAGGTATTGACCATGATCAGGCCAAGGATTTCAATGCCCAGCATGGCGATCGTCAGCTGAGTGTCACCCACCCAACGGTAGGATTCATCAGCGGCGATTACATCTGCTGACCCAAGCGTGGTGTACCGTGCATCAACGAGGTCACTATCAATGATCGGAATCCCGTAAAGATAGAAGAGCTTGCTAAGCAACGCCTGGGGAGTTACCGGTAGAGACGACCTGACAGTCTTGTTCAGACCGGAGGTAAAGGCGGTGAGATCAATCCTGTCGTACTCGAAGTGGAACGTGCCCACTCGATCCCACAGGTCTATCGGAGCCTTACTCTTGTCGATGGACACTTGGACGGAAGTCTTGACGCCACTCACCGTTTTAGGTGGATCGATCTTCAGGTAGCTAGCTTGCAGGGGAGCCTTGAGGCGCTCCCCGATTTGTGCCCTCAAGGCATCCAGCGGATGCATCCTGAGGAGCGATTCTGGTGCGATCATTACGCATCCTCAAATGCCGAGGAACGCCTTACGTCTAGCATCTGTCATCTTGTCGTAACCGTCGAGACGGGCGGCAGTGATGAGATCGGTAAGGGCGCGCTCAGGGATTGGTAGATAACCGGCAATGCCGCTCTGAGTGAATTCACTCAAGTCGGTTACCGCTGGCTGCCTTAGGCTGATGGCCGGAGTCTGCAATGGAATAGGCGCATGGTGATCGCCCACTCCGATGATCCGAGTCCAGATGTCCGTAGGCACACGCATGGTGGCGTTCTGCGCTTTGGCAGTGACGCTTACGTACGTAGGCGGGACAGGGATGTCGATCGTCTCTTTCTCGTACGCAGACTGTTCGAGGACGGTCGGGATGTCCAGCTCGATATCGAGGTGAGTCGTCGTATGCTCTTTAGGAATCGAGAGCTTCGGGAACTTACCGTCGATGATCTTGATTGGACTGTCGTTGATCTGTGCGATGTACTGCACGGAGTAGGATGACAGCGCTCTCATGATCCTGAGCATGGAGGCGTGGACTTGACGCATGGTGGTAGTGTCACCGAGGTCAGCGCCAGTGGCTGACTTCAGGATAGCTGCCGCCATCAAGCCGTATTCCAAACGACCCATGGAAGAAGTGTCGATGCCGACGTCCTTCAACCACACCTCGTAATCCATCTGATCAGCCAGGTCGATCCGGATATCCATGTAGCAGCGATCGATGATCGTGTGCAGCGCACCTTCTGCCTTGTAGTCACCATTATAGTGACGCATGGCACGGTGGCCGATCATGACCTTTTGTACACGCACGCACATCTCGCGGAACGCTTCGATACTGATGTACGTGCCGATTTCCACCTGGGTGTCCAGAATGTAGTCGATGTAGTAATCAGGGACGAGGCTGCGCGGAGCTAAGTTACGCAACTCAGCCTTGGTAGGCATTGGGATGCGTCGTACGCGTTTCGCTGCAATGACCGGGACCTTGGTCATGGTTACATCGTTCGCCTTGTTATAGGCGTACAGATAGAAGATGAAGGCGTTCTTCACCGACAACCTGAAGATGTCGCCGTTAGCAGGGTTGACGATCGGGACCACGGACTTGAACCGGTCGTAGTGCGACAGGTAGATCCAGTGGTTGAGCAATACTTCGGTCAGCGTGAACGGCTCAGCATCGCTGCGGTCGATGACGTTGGACTCGAGCACCTTGGTCGGAAGCTTGCCCCAGAGGGACTTCTGCATGATAGCAGTGGCTTCGATCTCGGTATCGTCTCGAGCAACCATGTTGTCACGAGCAAGCGGCAGCTCTAGATCCAGAAGCTCACCCACCGACTTACGGTCGCTACCTGACGCAGGCGCAATGCCGTTCAGCGGGTAGCGGTCCATGATGATGTCAGGGACGAGGTTCTTCGGCATGTTCTCCGTGGAGTGTACGAAGTCGTACGTCGCCAGAGAGAAACCACGATCCGTCAAGATCCGCTGCGTCAACCATTCGAACGTCTCTTTGCGTCCGATGTTCCTGTTGAGGTAGAGGATGTTCCGATACAGAGCCAACTTCTGCTTCTGGCTCATGAAATCGAACTCAGCACCCACCTCAGCATGGAAGCTGTTCAGGTACTGACGGATGTGGTAGCTGTGGGCCCGATCGGTCTTACACGCACGCTTACGACTCATCAGGATGACGGTCGGCAGTTTGCTATATAGGACGCCGAGCAGACCTGGGTAGTAATACGGCTCAAACAGCGCGTAATCCGAGTTGTCGTAACGTTCGAAATACTTGGTAATGTACCATTGCAGATCAGGGATCAGCTGCTGTTCTGCGGGCTCCACAAGCTTGCTGTCGTAGGACAGGATATTATGGTCACTCGCTGATATCGAAATTTCGATATCGACAGGGTTGATGATCCCGTTAATCAACAACTGTTGATCTGGATTCGCCGCGACCAGGTCGCGATAGTACCGATTGCCGTACGTGTATTCCTTTGCCGTTGCCCGGTGAAGGCGCAAGTTAGCTTTGGTGAATTCAATCTCCTCCTGGGTATCCAGAGAGGTGACCTTCATCATTGTGTTGCTTTCGTGATATTCCCCGGCGAGGTTTAAGTAGTACTTCCAGCTGTAGGGGTCGTCAGGATCGACGGTGTAGCCGAGCGACTTTAGATAGTCGTTCATTGCCCGCGCTGTGTAGCTACTCTTGATCACGAGTGTCGCAGCAAGCTTTAGAACCGCTTTGATGTAAAGCCTGTAGTAGGCATTCATGACTTGACCCCGATCTTTAAGGAGAGGAGTAGATGGATAACGATGACCGCGCACAGCAAAAGATTGCGCAGTTCAGGAATCTGAGTGAGGCTGACGAACGCCTGCTTGGACGACTGGTGACCGACAGAACGGATCCCAGTAATGGTAAGCTGAAAAACGTCGACATGACTGCGATTGCCAGTGTGGTACGTCGCACTCTGCGTGACGCCACTGACATCCGCAACATCTTCCAGATTCAGCCAGACCTTAAGCTTGCCAAGGACATCCTGGTCAGTGCGGTCGTCGCGCCTGGTGACCTCTCTTCGACGTCGCTTGTGATGGCCAACGGCATGCCGGGGCCGGACACGGCGCTTACCTCACAGCTCGTCGATGGTCTGTATAAGTTCCACGTCGAAGAACAGAACCTCGACAAGAAGGTGCCCGATTGGATTGACAACGCGCTCGTCTGGTCCGGCGCACACGCTATCATGATCTTGCCTGAAGCGTCCATCGACCGTATGATCAATGGTACTGACTCCAATGCTTCGATGGAATCGGTGGCGAGCTACGGTGGCGAATGGGAAGGCGATTGGTTCAAACCTAAGGGTGTCTTGGGCCTGCGCATCCCCACTGCCAAAAACGGCGCATACGCCAGCCTGGAGTCCTCCAGAAGGGCGATTACCCGCGACAAGATGGCGGACTATCATACCATCAAAGCGTCGAAGGGTCAGAAGTCCGTCACTCTGCCGTTCAAGGTTACTGACAACCTGGCTGCGCTGCGTATGCCTGCGGTGCAGGAACAGAAGCGTGCCCGTCTGATGCGTGCAGCCTACGGCGAATCTTCGCTTGAGTCTCGGCGTAAGCAGCGTCAAACGCGTGAACGTCAGGAGATGGCTGACAAGGGCGATACGGTCCTCGACAAGAAGTCTGGCGGGAAGAAAGGTGAGGTCGATACCTCCAACATCTATTCCCGTTTCTTCAGAGCTCCTCAGGGCGTCAAACGCAGCCGCCTGGAAGTCGTACCGACCCTCAAGCAAGCAGGCGCTGATACCGTAGGTCATCCGCTGGTTTACCATCTCCCGATCGAGGCCGTAATGCCGGTCTGCGTGCCAGGCGATGAGACGAACCACATCGGCTACATTATCATCCTCGACGCAAATGGATTCCCGCTATCATTTAGCCGTCGCTTGAATTTCTACGAAGATATTCGTCGTGGGACAGTGGGTGGCGATAGTCAGGTAGGTTCGGCTAGCCAGGTGTCTGGTGAACTGCTGAACATGGCGAACGAAACGCTGAACGGCGGCATTCAAAATGCGTCGAACCAGTTGATCGATCGTCTGGTCCAGCTGCACGGTGAGTTCATCGACCACGACATCATTGCCCGCATCAAGACCGGCCTGCAAGGCGGCGATGTGGAGATCAGCAAGAGCGAGCACGTTGACCGCCTGCTCTTCTCGCGTTCGATGAAGAACCAGCAGACCACCATGCTTTACGTGCCTGCTGAGCTGATGGTCTACATGGCCTTCGACTATAACGAGTACGGTATTGGTAAATCCATCCTGGAAGATGCCAAGTCGCTCGCAGCAATGCGCGCCAACCTGCTCGTAGCTTCCATCATCGGCGCTACCAAGAACGCCATTCCTGGTAAGGACATCAACATCGAACTCCCTGAGGACGATGGCGATCCTGTCGGTACAGTGAGCTTCCTGGCTAACGAAGCGATGGCTCTGGCGTATCACCAGTTCCCTACTGGTATCGTCAGCATTCAGGGCTTGGCTGAACAGCTGCAGATGTCTGCGCTATCGGTGAACGTGTCGGGTAACCCTCGTTATCCTGAGGTGAAGACCTCTATCACGCCACGGGAAAGTTCGTACAACCCCGTGGATACCGATCTGCTGGAAAGTCTGCGTTCTGACTTGGTGCGTGTCTTCAGCCTGACGCCTGAGATGATCGACGGCGCTAACCAGCCTGAGTTCGCGACTACCATCGTGCGCAACAGCCTGATGCTCCTCAAGCGCGTCATGGTGCTCCAGAACCTGGCCAACCCGATGATCACTGACTACGTGCGTATCTTCACGTACAACAGCGGTCCTTTGGTCGAACAGCTGATGGAGATCATCGAGAACAACACCAAAGATCTGCCTGATGAATTCAAGGAAGATCCGGAAGCGTTCCTCGAAGAGTTCCTGAATACCTTGACTGTGAAGCTGCCGGCTCCTGAGTCGGATAACATGACCAAGCAGATCGAGATGTACAAGAACTACTCCGACGTGCTCGATACCATCTTGCCGGCTTACGTGCAGGAAGAGTACTTCCACGGTTACATGAACGACACCATCCGCGAATCCATCCCAACCGTAATCGCGTCCCTCAAGGGTCATGAGCTGCGTCGTTGGATGCGAGAGCGTGGTCTGTTCCGTGATCTGGATATCTTCGTCAACACTGAGGATGGAAGTCCTCTGATGAATCTGAACGAAGAGATGAAGACTCACGTAAGCGCGCTTCTGGCAGGTCTGTCTGACTACATGGAAATCGTGGCGCAGGATGCTTACAAGAACCGTAAGCGTCAGGAACGTGCTCTGAAAGCCGATCAGATGACAAAGGATGCTCTGAACGAAATTGGTCAGCCTGAAGAGGAAGCTGAACCTGACTTCGATGCAGAAGCTCCTGTCCCAGACATGGGTGATCAGGAGAATACCGAAGACGAACTCGGCAACGAGGAACTCGCCAATGAGGAAGAAACTCCTCCGGTAGAAGAAACTGAACAGCCAGTTGAGCCTGAAGAGGAAGAGGTTGAAGAACCTAAGCCTGCTGACGAAACTGGTGGTACCGAAGGTAACGAAGGCGGTGACGCCGCCGACGATCCGACGTTCCCAGGTCTGTAAGTAACTAGAGGAGGGTGGATGGGTCGTAAGACCCATCCACCTGACTCTCACTTTATGCTGCATGTAAAAAGTTAGATAAGCTCTTGATCTTTTGCATTAAAAGCTCCCATCCTTATTCTAGAGGAGACGTAATGACTGAGATCTTGGATCGAAGGAATGAAGTCGACGATTAGACAAGTGAGTGAGTGGAACGAACGAACATCTCTAGTGCTCTTTACTAGAGGTGGGGAGGGGCGCTTATGCTGTAAAAACATTTTCAGTGATACATTACAAGCTTGAATCCTAACCGCAACATCAACCATTAAGTAAGGAAATTAAGATGGGTCTGCAATTCTTCGATCACGGTTCTCACGTATCGGCTCGTAACGTTCCAGAAGTCGGCCGGGTGGAAAAGATTCCACCAGCTGTCTATCGCATCAACCTCACTGAAGATGGCCTGGATCTCGTCCGTGACCGTAAGCGCTTCAGCCTGCCGAGCAAGATCTACGGTGATCACCAGGATAACCTGTCGGCAATCATGGAAGCCTTTGAAGAACGTCAGTGCTCTACCGGCGTGTTGCTCAAAGGTCTGAAGGGTTCTGGCAAATCCCTGCTGGCTGAACACCTGGGTAACAAGTGTCTCGATCTCGAGATGCCTGTCCTGCTGATCAACAACGAGCTGCCGCCTGGTCTGCTCAAAGCGGTCATCGGCCTGATCGGCTCGTGCATGGTCTACTTCGATGAGTACGGCAAGATCTATGGCAAGTCTGCCAAAGATTCGATGCTGACCCTCTTCTCTGACTCTGACCTCAAGAACGTCATGTTCGTGGTCACTGCCAACGAAGACAAGGAGCTCAACGAATACATGATCGATCGGCCTGGGCGCTTCATGTTCCGTATCGACTACGGTGATCTGACCAGCGAAATCGTGAAGGACGTCTGCCGCTCCAACGACATCAACGAGGAGCTTACCGAATACCTGGTTGCCTACGCGTCTGTTCATCACCTGAGCTTCGACATCCTGATGTACCTGGTTCGTCAAGCACAGCGCGTTACCGCTGCTAAGGATCTCAACAAGCGTATCAAGATCCTCAACGTTCCGGGTCCTGTACACCAAGCTCTGGCGGTCGTGGACGTAGCGTTCCAGGGCAAGTCCTTCGTCGGTGAAGTCATCGAGCGTTACGACAACGGTCATCTGGAAATCGACCTGATTCAGGACGGCTCTCTGGAGATGATCGGTTCTTACGTCTTCGATCGTAACCACCCCGGCGCTACCGTGATCCACACGACCCCTACCGGCGTGAAGTATCGCGTGAAGTTCAACGACGAGGTCACCATGACTATCATGCGTTCATGGAGCCAGAACCTTTCGAGCACCGGCAACCGTAAACGTAAGGCCAAGGTGAGCGAAGAAGGCAAAGCCACCCTGGAGTCCGAGTAGGTGGGTTTCCCCACCTACCCTGGCTAACGATTCTAGCATCTTACTTGAAGACTCCTTGAAATCACTATCACAATCACTGACCTTGGCCCAACGGTTCTTCATTTCCCCATCGTTCATGCTCCCGAAGGACTTTCCGGAGATCAAGGGGGTGAATCTGAAGGGCAGTTCTCGAAAACGAGACTGAACAAAGACTTTGATGGCGATATTGATATCGCCGCCACTTATCCGAAATACCCAGATGTGCCAGCGCCCGATAGTGAAGACCTTTGGGCAGGCATCAGCAAACAAATACTCGGACGATCGCTTCGGCGTAGATCCGATTCACAATAAAACACGGAGGCAACATGGCTCTTTCAATCAAACAGGCTATCGCGTTGGGCGTGATCGGCGCAGCTGGCTTGGGGTTTGCAGCCGCAGGCATCCAGGGTCTGAGAAAGACCAACAGTCACAATGACGCGATCGCTTTGCGTGAGCGGAACATCCGGGTGCATAACCACATCCACAGCGAAGAATACTTGATGGGGATGGATCAGTATCTCGAGCGCTTCGGCGATGCGTTCCGCTACGTCCATTCGTATCGTCACGGTTACGTGCCGAACAACGACAAGTACCAGATCCTCATGAGTCAATTCGCGCTCATGCTAGATGAGGACGTGGCTATGCTGCTCGCAGCAGGGCTCGCCAGCACGCACATGTTCGCTGATTACAGCGATGTGTACAAAGACCAGACCTTGGTGTGGAACGCTGCTCAGACGCGCTATACGAGCGTCTCAGACTTCATCAGCGGCTCTGTTGACTTCATCGAACCGTCGTTCCCGCCGAATGACCTGGTCACGGTAGCTGGCTACATTCGCCATCAGACCAATGCGAACCGTGAGCTGCGCCTCTGTTCCTTCATCAAAGATCAAGCGATGTTCATCAACAAAATCCTGGACGGCGAAGTCGTCGAGCACAAGGTAGCCTAACCATGCGCAAGAAGCTCAATCAACGTTTGCAGGTCGCGGTCACCATGGCTATTGGTGATCTGTTCCACGATGACCTCGATACCGAGATCGCAGCTGAAGGCGTCCTCGACAGTATGCTCGAGGCCGGCTACAAGCTGGAGCTGTGTCAGAAGATGGCAGTTGTTCCGATGCCGGAGGTGAGAATTAACCTCCAGCACGAATACGATGTCGATGAACTTCCTGACCCAGTACCAGGTGATCTTTGCGCCAACCTGGCCAACTACATCTCGTTCCACTTCGAATGCGCATTCGCTCAGGCCGAAGTGGTTGCGGTGTTGAAGCACCTGGCCGATGGTCAGTTCTACTTCTTCGACAAGTAATTAGGAGCCCGTCATTCCGACGGGCACTAACCGCGCTGACTCCTCGTAAGTCCTACCAGGCAGAACACGAGCAGCCAACAAAAGGAGCTACACCATGCGAAACCCAATCACCAGCCTGCAGACTGGTCCACTCACCTTTGAAGTTTTCGGTCAGGAGACTGTGATCGATAAAGTGAGCGATATACCCCATCTACTGGCAGCCACCAGTGATGAGAAGAACGTGCATGATCGACACAAATCCGAAAGCGATCGGAGTCACTTCATCCATGTGACCGCCGATCAGGCGACATCGCAAACTGAACGCATTAACGCTTTCCGCGAGACCAACCTCCCCACCGAACTGGCCAGCGTGATCGCTCTGGCTACCAAGCAAATGGTCAGGGTGATTTTCCCACAACCTGCAACCAGTTACTACAATCACGTTTACCCTGACGTGAAATTGGGTGACTTGACCGCACAAGGTCAGAAGATCTTTGCCAAGATGTTCCTGACCCCGCTGTACACTCTGCGAATGTACCGACTAGTGCACCAGAACCCTCTCCAGTATCAGCCGGAAATTTGCGGCATCTGGAAAACGGCTACCGAAGCCGGTGTATGGTCGTTGGAAACGAAGTATCGCGGCACGTCGTGCACGCTGGTTATTGGCGATAAGGAGAAGTTTGCCAGTGACCTGGTCCACGAGTTCACCGAGCGCTGGCCATTCATGCCGATCGAGTTCCATGTGACCACACATGAATCTGCGATGGAATGGCACAAAGGTCTACGCGACCAGAAAGCCTAAGCGGCATAAGGAGCAGGTGGGGAAACCCACCTGCTCTATGCTTTCTTTTTTTTTGTCAGAGTTCTTTGACGAACTGCGACTGGAAGCCCTTCACAAGTTTGTTGTTGACCTTGTGCAGGCATTCGATACGCAGGATCTGGCCGTCGTTGTTGACATCCAGACCTTTGTTCGGCTCGAACTGCTTGTCGCCGGATTTCCACATGACGTAGGAATCAGGCTTGCCGATACCGACCGGCCAGATGATACCCATGTACAGGTCGCCCAGGTTCTGCAGGCGCTTGGCGTAGGGCTTGAAGTAACGCTCTACGTAGTTCAGCTGCTCGATGACCGTCATCTTCGCCAGTTTGGCGGTGGTGGTACCCAGACCTACTGCGGTGGCTTCCATGAACTGGATCAGGCCGGTGGCAGTTGACTTGGGGTTACGGATCGACGGACTGAACGACTCACCAGATTCCCACGCCATGCAGGCCATGAGATCAATGATCATCGACTTCGGAAGACCCAGGTTAGAGACCACCTGAGCTACCTTGGCGATCTCAGCATCGTTCAGCTTCTTACCCCAACCTAGCTTCTTCACGCCGTATGGATGAGAAGCGTCGATAGCCGAGGCTTTGAGTTGATCGAGGGCTCCTTGAGAGTTCTTACCCCAGATACCGTCAGCGATCCCGCAGTTGAAGCCGAGGGTGTTGAGGTACTGTTGGGTTTGCGTTACGGTGGGATTACCAGCCATGTTTTCACCTACACGTTTCGGAGTTTGTCCAATGCGACATGCACTGGATCGAACCGCCCACTCGGCAGATCGATTACGTCAAGGTGGCCAGAGGTGCCATTCTTTTCGTAGTCGATGCTAAGGTTCATGCTGGTGCGGGACAGTGGTTGTCCAGCTACCGCATTGAAGACGGTAGTGAGGTTGATCTCTTTGAGACCTGCCCACGACGCCATGGTCGATACGAACAACTGCGCTTGAACGATCTTGTCGGCCTTATCGTCGTCCTTAAGACGAGTCGCATCAGCTGCAAGGTAGTTCGAAGTGAAGCTATCGATCGCCCAGTATTCAGCCAGGATCGGATCAGTGACCAGACCCCTGGTGAAGGTGTCGAACCAGTTACCGCCGCCAGGAGCTACCAGCAGGGTGCCGGCAGCGTATTGAGCAGCGGTTGTGGGCTTGGTGTTGTAAACCATGACCTGATATTCCAGGACACCCACCGCTGCCTCAGGGCCTACGGTTACCCAGCGAGCAGCGTGAATGCGCGCATACTTTGCCGGGTTGGTTTTCTGCGAGAGGAACAGACCACGGTCGAGAGCCACGTATGGATTGGTGGTCTGGACGTTGGTTGGGGTTGGTGGAACTTCATAGGCCATGGGTTACGATCCTTTAAAGCGGGTTCCACGTTGCCGGAAGCTTGACAGGCGCGTCGATAGTGCCGCCAGTAACCGGGATAACAGAACCAAGCGGAGTGTTCGAGAGACGGAAGGTATCGATCCGTGTTACGGGTGCGAAGTTAAGGCTAGCAATACCACTAGCATTAGTCGTCACCGTACCAATGAACATTACCGATACAGACTCAGGAGGCGAGTCGATCCGGGCCTGATAGGTAACCTGCCCAAAGCGTGCACGCACGTAAACGTTGAACGTCGAGTTCGCAGGGTTCGCTTCGACACCTCGAAGATCGAGACTGAATGGCGGTAGCGTGTACGGCGTACCCGACAGAACAATCTTGATTGCACGGTTACACGAGACGACCCAGCCCGCACCAGACCAAGCAGCCGCAATCTGGGCGGCGGTAAGGAACTCGATGATGCCGTAGGTACTGATCGGCACTACGGAGTTCGGTACCTTAGCAGCGAGCTTGGCGTTCACCGCCGTCGCGCTATACGAGCCGATACTTTCCATCGTCTCTTGATGCGGATTGTCCCTACGAGCAACGTGAGCTGTCAGTGCATCACGAGCCTTCTTCAGGAGCTTGGTAAAGTTCCAGTCAGGCACCAACAGCCCAGCGTCTTTCGATTCGAACGCACTGTCCCGTTTGATCTGCGTGAGGATCCTTACGATCTCGGCCTGGTAAGCTTTGAACTTCTGGATCCTCAGCAGGACACCTTCTGTAATTGGACCAGCCATCTGTTACCTCACTGGAACCAAGTGGTCGGAATGGAACCTGCGGCAGCTTGGCTACCGGAGGAGTATGGGATACCGTTACCACGGACAGTCGCGGAGAGTACGGCAGCGCCGATACGCACCGTACGGATGAACGTAGGTGTCCAGTTACCACCTGCGTAGTCAAGCCACCCCACTACCATATTCCGCGAGTCCTCGTTAGCATTTGCAGAAATGGCGAAGACAGCCGCTTCAGCTGGCCCGATACCAGTGACCACCACTTTCAGATACAGGCGAGCAGTACCGGAAAGCGTGACGTTACCGGACGGAACCCGAAGCTTGCGACCGTAATAAACGATGTCAAGGTTGTTGGGCGTGTAAATCGTGGCTGAGGTGAAAACCCCCGCTCCGGCGGGGATCTTGGTCAGCGGTACAGCATCCTTCGGGAAATAGTTGACCGCCTGCGCATCAAATGTTGCAGTGGTCATGCCTCCCAACTGAGCCAGGGTTTCCCCGTGGGGACGCACCTGACTCGTGTGGTTACCTACCTCACCCTTGATGATAGCGATGAGGTCGGCAAGGCTATACCCATTGATCTTCAGCGTGTTGTCGGCATGCTTTACGATCGGAGCTACCCGCTTCAGCAGCCTGATGATCTCAACTTTCCAAAGATTGAACTTGGTAACGAGATATTGTCTCAGCTCTGCATCAGTCATGGTTATTTCCAGTTGAGGCGGCCGTAGGAGTTCGGAGTACCGGAGGTGAGCGGGATCGAGGAACCACGCGCATCTGGCGACAACATCTTCCCATCCACAGCCACGCGCTTACGCACGTCGATGAGGTTAAGACCGGTGTTGGTTGTGGTGAAGTAGCCGAGGTACAGCGACGGTGACGATGGCGGTTGGTTAGTGGTCGTCACAGCGTAGGTTAGAGCAGCCCCGCTTCGAACCAACCAGACGTAGAACGTCTTGTTAGCATCAGTAGCTGGGTTCAGCGCGTAGTTCAACGGTTGAACCAGGCTGTAGTAGCCGTCCAACATCGCTGGAGTTTCGTCTGCGAAGTAGACCGTCCATGCACTCACCACTCGTTGCGACATCATCACGAAGCCGTAAGCCGGGTCTACCGACCTTGCTCGCAACTCGTTAACGTTTAACGTCGACATCGAATTATCGGCGAACAGCGTTGCGATCATCTTCGTACCGCAGTCGATTTCCGAGTAGATGAACTCAGACGAGAGGACGTAGTACAGACCGCGGCTAGGAAGGTTAACCCAACCAGCTGGAGCGGTACCGTTCCAATAGTCCCAGTAAACGTTTCCGTTCACCGCCCAAGTGCCTCCCGAATAACGAAGTGCGAGCATTGCCCGCCCACCGTTACCTACGACGTGATAGGAGACGCTATCGGCAAAGCCGATCATGAACCCACCGCTGACTCGACGAATCGCCGTTTGACCACAGTCCCGAGCTTCAAGTACACCCAATGCGCTGCCGACAGTGGCCTCGTTACGGATCAGTAACGCAGTGCCCGGCTGGATAGACGCACCAGTCACGTTCTGCCTGCTACCGCTGATGGTCACCGTATAGATGAACATGTGGATAGCGCGGTTGGCGCCGTTACCTGACATGATCGAACCGACTACGAACGGAGGCATGTCGGTGTAGATCTGCGGGATGTTCAGTTCGAAGTGGTACTTACTGTAACTGCCCGCGATCGGATCGGTGGACGGAGTGTACCCCCGGCTAGCCAGGTTAGTCAGGATCTGAGCTTCCAGCGTTTCCATGACTGCCTGCGGTACAGTTACGGAACCCGACACCGACATGTCGGCATTGACCACAGCCGCTCTGGTGGTCAGGGTTGGCTGAGCTCTGGTGAACCTTGCCTGAGAGGTACGAGACGCTCCAGGCGAACCTTCGTTTAGAAGGATGTGCCAGTTCGTTGCAGGTTGGTTCAGCGCGATCTGGTCGTAACGCTGATCAGTCGGACCGAAACCTTTCCAGGCAAAGTTACCAGTTACCGACGAGTACTGGAAGGTAGGTTCGCCGATCAGCGCACACCGCACGTAGTATGACGTAGCACCGTATGGCTCAGGAAGCCTGCCGAAGTTCAGACAGTTAACAACACCATCACCCACGTTGGACACAGCCCTCATCGAAGCCGTGAGTGCGCTACCGAAACGCCCTACCGGCGACACATACCCGTGCTCCGTCCAGTTAGCGTCGCCTGCAAGAACAGCGACTGGATCGATCGAAGGATCGTACTGGAATCGGTGTAGGTACATACTGCCCGTACCTGCCGTGTACGAAACTACTGTCCACAACCACAACTGGTTATAAACGTTAGCGTAGATCGAGTCAGTAGACTGCGAGTTCTGTTGGCGGTGGTGGCTATTGTAGGTATTCTGGTTCATTGCAGCCGAAGCTTGCAGTGCCCACCCAGCCGACGAATAGTCCATTCGAATCGGATCGTTGTGGTATTTCGACACATCGATCTGCTTATTCTCGTTGAACTCAAACGAGAAGTAGGCTTGGGCGCTGGCAACCGAGAAGATGTTGTCGCTAGGGTAGAACTGCATGTACCAGCTGCCCATGATGCCTGTCTCGCCGTTGTCGCGAGTCAGAGCTGTCGCCATGGTCGAGCCGTTGGTGGCCAGGACTGTGGTGGAAGGAATGCCGGTGTTGATGGTGGAGCTAACAACATCGTCGTAGATCACGATATCGTCGCGAGTCACAACGCCGTTCTGACCCCGGTTGATGGTCCAACCTTTGATCTGAGTGGCGCTGGTGAAGTTACCGGTAATCAGCTCGTTCTTATTCAGACGCCATACACGGTAACCGATCTTACCCTCTTGATGGATGTCGTGAAGGATGTAGACGTAGTTACCTTTGATGAAACCGAACGGGGTGTGGTACAGACCAGGGAGAGGTCCTCGCACCGAGAGGAAATTCCCGTTCGGGACGAAGATACCGGTGTGCTTGGTTTGGTCCATCGTGTTGTTGGTCAACGAGATGAAGTAACCGGTGTGCGCGCCAGTGGTCGCATCTTTCATGATGCCGGTAATGATGTCCTGCGTACCTTTCAAGATACACTTTGCACGCATCCCATCTGGGAAGTATGCCGGCCGGTACTCGACGTTAGACATCACGAGGTTCTTGGCGAGGTCGGTCTCGGTCATGGCGTTACGCAGGTACGAGTAATACACACCCGCACTGTCGCCATCGGTACCGGGACGGAGAATCATCAAGGTACCGTTATCTTCCATCATCATCGCCACGTTGCTATACGGCGTGGTGTTACTGCCGGATTCGAAAGAACCGGTCACCGATGGTGGAAGGAATTCACGGTCACCGTAGAAGTCCAGAGGGATACCGCTGTCGGTGTCGAGCATGAGGTCAAACTTCGCATCATACTCGGACTTGTTATAACTGCCGACCATCCCAGCATTGAGGCCGTGGACGTTCTGACCAAGGGCGCTGGTGTGCTTGGTGACTTCGGCCAGAAGCAGTGCTTCCACTTCGGCCGGAGTCTTGCCCTCTAGCGTATCAGCGGTCTCAGCATATTCGGCACTCTCTGCCTTCTTCTTCAAGGCGGCTTCGAGCCCTTCCTTGAATTCGGTCATCGAATCTTCGACTTCACCGATAGTCTCAGCAATGATAGTGCTAGAGGACTTCGACATGTTGAGTTGTCCCTTTATCAAATGATCGATCGGAGCTCTACAGCGCCAGATTCGAAGCAGTCGGCCAATTGCTTGGCGAACGAATCGAACGACAGGAATTTATCCTGAATCTGTTTGAGCAGCAAAGCTCGAGACGCAGCATCGCCTTCACGAATCGCGTTGGCCACATCGACCTGTGCTTCCACGACGTACTTCATGCCGTAGAGGTCGTAGGCGCTGTGCAGGTGAGGAGCTGGTACGAATTGGGCAGGTACGCCAATGAGGTCGCCCCAATACACGGGACGATCGTCGTTCATCAGCTCTTCGATGGCTTGCTTGAGCGCATAGGTCGAGAACGAGAACTCACCACCGACATACTGGCAGGTCATGAGGATGGTGGTGCTGACGTTCGGATTGACGATCCGCACAGCGGTGTAGATCGCCTGACCGGTGCGCGCAGTCGCCTCACGGTAATGGTGGACCAGAGTGTAGTCAGTGTTCGCAACAAGCGTACGGCCACTCACGCCGTCTTTGAGGATGACCGAGCCCCCGAAGAATGGACCGTAGTCGGCGACGAAGATCCGCCCCTTGACCGACCCGATCGTGTGACTTTCGTCAATGACCTTGTTGGTCGCGCTGGTGCCGAGGAGGTCCAGCGGGTATTTGAAAATGGTGTCAGCCATGATGACCTCGATTAGAACCAGCCAGGTGCAAGAATCTGGGAGGTGTTTGGAGTACCCACAGTTACGGGAACCGCAGAACCGATCGGAGTAGCCGACGTACGATAGGTATCGATACGGGACACTCGGTTGATGGTGATGGACGACACGGTGGAAGCCCCGGTGACAACTCGACCGATCCACATCCGAGTGGTGGTCTCGGCCAGGTCCTCGGTGCTGAACATGTAGCTCGTGGTTGCGCCGTTGAAGCGAACGTACACGTTGTACGAGGTGTTAGGCTGCAGCGTGATGTTGAACGCAGGCAATGGGCGATAGTAGCCCATCATCACCGCATGTACTTGAGCAGGCCACGATACAGTCAGCCCACTCGAAGTCACGCTGATCACCGTACCGTCAAGATCACCGTACCGGGAAATCGGCAAAGCGCCCTCTGGGATACGGTTTGCCAAGGCTGCGTCCACATCAGAACTCTTCATCCCGCTGAGAGATTCAGGCGTTACGCCGTGCGGGTTCTGATAGTTCGTGATGTGGGCGTTAGCCACAGCCCTCCCGTCATTGACGATGTTTGTCGATGTACTTCCATCTTGCAGCGCTAAAGCGTTGTCAGCAGCCAGTGAAGCTTTTGGCTTGCGGGACAGAAGATCGAGAACCTCGACCTTCATCGCGTTGAACTTAGCCGCCATCTGCGCAATGGCGGTAGTCAAGGCACCCATAGTCTACCTCCATTAAGACTTCCAACCACCAGGGATGGAAGCAGTTGCAGTTGGCAGGCCGGTGGTGTACGGAATACCTGCACCAATACCGACGCTGGACAACCTGAAGTTATCGAGCTTGGTGACCTTAGTGATCGCCACCGATGTGATCGCAGACGCCCCGACGTTACAGGTACCGATATAAAGTCTGTTGAAGGCATCGGCCTGGAACGTCTCGTAAAGCTTGTAGACGGGGGCGTTGTTTACGATCTCAGCGTACACGTACAGCGTCTTGTTAGCCGCAGACGGTACATCGTCAGTGATCAGCTTGTTGGTCATCGGCATCATGAAATAACGTCCCCAAAGAATCAGGGGAATCTGCGCCGTTAGGCGCAGTGTCATTCCAGTCGAGGACACCGGCAGTGACGAGTTATCGAGAGAACCGAACTGACTGATAGGCAGTGTGTTCACCCGAACAAGCGCATTGATCTTCGCATTCAGCTCAGTATCAGTATACGCCGCAAGAATTGCAGGCGTCAGTCTGTGCGCGTTATCGGTTCTTGCAGCATGGGCGGTCGTCAAGGTATCGACATCCGCTTGCATCTGAGCCGGTGTACGGTTATTCAGACGAGGCGAATCATCAGACAACTCAACGGCGACTGGCTTCTTAGACAGAACGCGAACGATCTGTTGCGTGAAGTCAGCCACCTCCGCCTTAAGCGTGTTGATCTTATCTTGGATCGACATGAATCAACTCCATGCGAGTTTGTCGGCGTTGCGCGGCAGGCCGGTGGATACCGGGATAGCCGAACCTTTCGACGTAGCGCTGATTCGGAAGTTGCCGAGTCGGGTGACCTTCTCAGCAGCGATGGATACAATCTGCGTGGCGTTGGTGGTTACCGTACCCACCAGCATGTTCAGGTTGCTTTCAGCAGTGGTCGTAGTTGCAATGACATACTGAGCCGCACCGCCGACGATCCTGACGTAGACGTAGAACGTCCGGTTAGAAGCATCAGGGATGATCGTGCGCAGATCGACGCTACTTACCGGAAGGACGTAGTAGGTCCCGTTGATGACCACAGGGGTATCTTCGGAGAAATACACGACCCAGCCTTCAGCAGCCTTTTGAGACGCCAGGCACGTCCAAGTCTCCTGAGGAGAAATCGACTGGCCGGTCCATGCGTTGAATTCGGCCACGGTCGTCCCGATCGGCTGGAAGTTCAACTTGGTGGTTTCGTCAGAGTAGCCCGATGCCAGCTGGGTGTTCCAGCAGAACCCGAACCCTAACGAAGGGTGCGCTACGAAATGACGCCCGGTGCCGCCAGAATACACGTTAGTGGTACGCTGGGAGTAATCGTCGCGGTGCTGGAACGCCTGCGCCGGCCGGTTGTAGCGGAAGCAGAACGCCGACTGCGGAGAACCACCAGGCACCTGCATGTAGCCCGACGTACAGATACCGATGAAGACATCAGTGCCGATGTCGTACATGGTGCACGGGCCGCCGTAAAGGATACCGTTGGAGTTCATGGCAAGCCCTACACCGGTACCATTGGTGTAGATGTACTTAGGCGTGTGCGGAGTACCTACCGACACCCCTGTGACGTTACCTACGCCATCGCGAGTCACTGTCACCGGACAGATGGTCACGTAGTTGTTGCCGTTGTCGCACAGCCCCAGATACGCAACGAAAGGCGGGACGCCGTTACTCGCAGGGATCACCAATTCAGCAATCCACTGAGTGGTGGCTGGTTCGCCCTGAGCAGCCAACTTAGAAGCGATCTGATTGCCTAAGCCTTGCATGATCGCATCAGTGACACTGACTTGAGCACCGAGACTCAGGTCTTCCGTGATGGACGCCCTGCCGACCAATCGGTTAACCGAAGATACGCCAGTCTTTGCAGCGATGAATCGCTGAGTGTGCGTGAAGAACGACCCGGTAGCCGTTACCTCATTGACTGGAGCCTTATAGTCGTCGTCGGTATAACCAAGGTCAGTGAAGAAATCCCGAGTGGGCGACGGCTCGTAACCTTTGATCGTGCCGCGGTAGATGGACGCGTAGTTATACTGCCCATCGCCCTCCAGAGTGGTCTTCACCATGCCGCGTCGCCAAGTACCGGCTTTTGTCACACCGTCTGCGAACAGATACATCTTAGTCGCCGACAACATGACAGCGCCGTGGATCCCGGAACCGATAGCCGTACCGAACGAAGGCCTTACGACAAGAGCTCCGAGTGATGCGACGGCAGCGACGCCACCTTCCAATGCTGCATAGCGGCTGGTGAAGTTGGTCACCCGACCGACCTGGACCGTTAGGTTATCCACGAGGTTCGTCAAGATGAACTTGAATACGTTACCGAAGTCATCGTACGCAAAGTTGAGCTTGTACGGACCAACAGAGGCCAGCTTGTCCAGCACGATGCCGTCGAAGATAGGACCCGCGTAGGTCGGCGTTGGAACGTCGTCGGTCACCGTGTTCTCGGCGGACAAGTAGAACGGGTCGAGCGTCACGGTCTTGGCAACCGGATCGAATACAAAGCTGAACCCGGTGCCGCTATACGGCGCGCCGCTGGTGGTCACCATACGGCTCTGATGATAGAGCTTGGTGCGGATCTTACCAGTCGCCTCATCCATCGCAGATACAGGCGTACCACTGTAGTAGTACATGATCTGCAAGAAGGAGAACCGCGTACCGACTTGACGCACCATCGGGTTTTCCGAGGCATCCTGACTCACGATCTTACTGCAAAAACGCATCCGATCGAGAGCGGCGTAGCTGACGTTGCCAAAGCCCTTGGTAGTGATCCCAGTCACTTGCGTGAACGTAACCTGACCACCGCCGGCTGCTGCCAGAGTTGCGCGCGGAAGCGTGTGAACAGTGATGTCATACGGCTGCGTCATGCTGCTGCCGGAGAAGGTGAGGTTGTAGAAGTAGACAGTGTTACCCGCTACGAATGCCTCACCACCTACCTTGATGTAAGTGTCACCGACTGCTTTGGGGATGATCCCGCCTACGTGCTTGGTAGCGTCGTAGGTTCCGTTGGTCAGAGCTATGAAGTAATCGCCCGGAGTTCCGGAAGCATCCTGCAACTGGCCAACGATGACAGACTGGCTGGAGTTGAAGACGGCGAGGGCGGTAGTGCCTGCTGGGAACCAGCTCGGCTGATAGCGCCGACCGGTACGGATAGGTACGCCAACCTTAGAACTAGCGCCCTCAAGGAATGCGTAGAAGACGCCTTGACTGGCACCGTCCGTACCGTTACGCAGATAGACAGCGGTACCGTCATCTTCGATGATGCAGGCAGTGTCGGTGTATTGAAGACCAGTCGTACCGCCCTCGAAGCTACCCTGGATGCCTGGCGGCAGATAGTTCTGCGTACCAAAACGCGAGAGCGGCAAGACGCCGTTTGGCATAACGGTCGGCAGAAGAGTGTCGAACGTAGCCTTGGAGTGAATCCCTACCGACGTGAAGGTGTCGTTGTGCACGTTACCTTGCAGCGCGGCATGGTCGTCGGCAGCTTTACGGACAGCGGAAGCCAGCTGGGTTTTAGTCAATCCAGCCACGAGCTTCGTTTTGTCTGCCGTACCGGCCGTTTTACGCTTACCGGTGGCGACTGTACCCACCAGGGTAAACAGTCGGTCCATCGCGGCACTGAGTGCCGCAAGGTTTTCAGTCAAACTCATGTCGGAAGTTCCTTACTCAGAGCGCCCCGAGTTCGTTAGCCGCCTGGGTGTAAGACGCGGTCATGGAATCGATCATTTCTTCCAGATCCGATACCGACGCACCGCCACCTTCGATCTCGAGCAGCTTGGCGTCGATCTCATCTTTGGTGTAGTAGAGGTTCGGGATCAGCGGAGGATTGTCGAGCCAGGACTGAGTCCGCGCACGAATGGCAGCGGCCACGTCGTAGGTAGCGGCGATCAGTTCGGCGAAGCCGGTCATGTCGTCAGCTGGGTGAGTGTGTTCGGTCGGAGGGAATACTTCCGGCAGACCGTTCACTTCCTCGAAGGCCACCTGACGAGGGTCGGCGATCTTGTTGGACATGATCTCGAGGATCTTGTTCTCACTCAGCGTCCAGGCGCCGCCCAGAGTCTGGTACGAATCCATGCGGACTTGGCCAGACAGCTTGCGGTCGAACAGCAGGATGGAAGCATAGACGCCACCCTTGGTGTTCTGTAATTCGTAACTGGCGCTGTTGAACTTATGCCCAGGCGCCCAGTCCACACCGCGGATCAAAAGGCGGTTGGTGGTGATGTGGCGCAGGACCATGGTGTCGCGGAAGTAGGGACCGGCCCACGGCAGCAGGAAATGGAAATCGAGCTCTTCTTCCGGTGGGTTCAGCGTACGGCTTTCATTGACCACCTTGTTGGTTGCCGCCGCACCCGTCAGGTCCAATGGGTACAGATAATCGAGGGGATTGGCGCTAGCCATTTGAGGTCTCCATTAAAATATGGGACTCGCGTCTATAGGACGTCGAGCATATCATTTTTCGACGAGGTGAATGCATGTACACTTGCCAACGTGCGCTACTACGCCCTCGTGGCGAGAACCAGAGGCTGATTGAAGCGCAGGTGGGTAACAGCTATCTGCGTAACTTGGTAACCGAATACAGTGTCGCTTACCTCGTCCTCAAGCACCCAGCGGTCTCCCACGAACTCAGCATCAACCTGATGGACATCTTGGATACTGTTTATAGTGTCCTTGACAACGTCACGGTCGACGATTGGCTTGTATCGCTTGGCGACACCAGTCTTCCAACTTCGAACGTCGTACCGAAGCGTACAGCGGGCGTTGCTAAGTTCAACGATGCCTTCTCGGCTGGCTATCTCGTTAACCGTGTCCACCCTACAGCAGGTGAGGGTAACGAGTATCCTGATGAGGATCTGACCGACCTCCTTCTCACCAAGCCTGAGATGGACTACGCGCTGCTGTATCGCAACTGCCTGGTCAACGTGAATGGCCTGTTCCACATCACCGACTATTCGACCCGGGGTCTGCGCGTCAAAGGCGGTGGTCGCAGCACTTGGATCGCTAACAACCACGACATCGGGCTGATCAGCTTCCTTGACGTTGGTAAGGTCACTGTGACCCCAATCACTGCTGCGATGATCAAGCCTAAGGGAACCAACCCTCTACGCAACGGCTTCGTCGTCAACGTGCCAAATATCGATCTGTCGAAACGAATCGTCATGATGTCGATCGGCGGGTTCCTGCATTACGGCGAACAGCAGTACAGCGTGACGGGCGACCATTCGATCGATGTCCAGTGGTACAACATCCCTCTGGCTCATCGTTACTACAACTCCAACAAGTTGATCGATCTGTCGGCATTCGAAGCGACGTTGACCCGCAACCCTAACCACGGCGATGCGCTCGACCTCACTCAAGCCAACAGCGACGAAGCGATCAAGGCGTACATGACGCTGAGCCAGTCCTTCGTGATCACCATCGAAGCCAGCAACCTCTATTACGAGCGTCACGGGCTGGAGCGTACCAAGCTGCCGGGTCGTTACGTAGCGTACGAGCGCCCACGCTACCCACTGCAGCTCGAGAACGGTTTGGTGCCGTCCTATATCGCCATCGTCGAAGATGACCTGTATTCGATTGCCGTGACTGACAACCTCGTGAACCGTTACGTCCACGATAAACGTCCTCGTGCCGACGACATGTATTACAACGGTGCCAGGGTATCGTCAGAGCGTCAGAAGTATGCCTCGGCGTATTTCCTCGAGTTCGGTACTGAGTACCTCGCCAACCCGACGTAAGCCGAATAGAAGCCGGGTGGTTCCCCACCCGGCGACTATGCCGTTAAAATGGAAGGATCATCCACGGGTTACCGTTGGCCTCGTGGCCACACGACGCTTTATTGCCGGTACGGACCACTGGGATACCGTTGATGGTGAACCACCCTGAACCTTCCACCATCTTTGGACCTGCGTGAGATCCTGTGCCGTGACCTGCAACATCGTCATTGAGCAGAGACATGGGTTTGCCAAGCACCGTCCAGGTAGGCATACCTGGACCTGTGATCACGCCGCCGGCCTGAGACTCACCAACGAGAGAGATTGGAAAGGCCATTATGTCAACCCTACGAATTGAGGAGTCTTGAGGGTAGTGCCTGCACCGATGAATGTCATCACACTGCCCCCGCCGTCAATGGTAGCTTTAACTCCAGCTTTGAGATCCATGTTCATACCCGCCTTGATGCTGACGTTACGCTTAGCTTCGGCAGCGATGTCTTGCGGGGCGAAGGCTTTGATGTCCTTCTTATCCAGCTTGACGTATGTGCCTTCAGCATTCTGTGCGTGAATCAGCCTGAGCTGACTGATCATGTTGATGAAGTTACCGATGTCATCCTTGACCATGAACTCACCAGCGCCAAAGTCAAAGTACATCTCGTAGAGGAACGGTTCGCCCTGCGCCTGACAGCTGCGGAAGGCCAGCATCTTGCTGTGCGAAGAGAACTCGAACCAGTACATGTTCTCTGGACTGAGGACAGTGGTCTCACCCGGGCCTTGTTCCTTAGGATCGGCGCTGATACCGAAGATAATGGTCTCAAGCTTACGCAAGTGATCATCCAGACCCATGGTGCGCCAGTAATACTTATCGTCGTCAGCCGCTTGTAGGACCTCTACACGCTCACCACGCCGCACGTTAGGAGCAGTGAGGCGGTTGGAACCGCAGGGCATCCACGTAGCCTTGATCGTGTTCGATGATACCGTACCGCCTTTGACGACGTTGTTGTCGGAGTCGACCGTAGAGAAGGTGGACGTGGTAGCGTTCGACGTAAGTTCGCCGTCACGCATTGGGATCCACTCGATCGGGACAATCTCAATCACTTTCGAGCCTAGCTCTAGGTTAGTATCGACCCGTCCAATCGCGACAGATCTGAACGCAGACATCTTCATGGTTCAGCTCCAGATAAAATTCTACAAAACCCGCTAATGCTAAAGCAGATTGACTTAGGGACATCCCGACATGTTTTTCAGAGAAGTAAAGCTGGTCAGATGTAACCGGATGTCGCTCAATGGAAGCGAGTCAATTACGATCCGACCTAGCCTAAAAACCCAAATGGTGTTAGGCAGTAACGGCGGCGGCAAATCCAGCCTGCTCGCTATTGCATTCTGCCCACTCCCTCCCGATCCTAACTGGTTCGAAGACGGGGGTTCGCTTCACCAGATCTTCGATCACAAAGGGCACACTTACGAGATCCGTTGCGAGTATGGGGATAAGAATTCCTACTCATTCATAGTAGATGGCGGGGAGAACCTGAACAAGGGTCGGACCGTCACTGCGCAGTTTGAGTTGGTCCGTATCCACATCGGCTACACGAAGGACTTCCACGCTCTGGCTATTGGCCTCACTGAGTTCACCTCGATGAGCCCGAAGCAGCGTCAGGACTGGATCGCTAAGCTGTCGCCTACCAACTTCGATTTTGCTTTCTCCAAGTACATGGCTTGGCGGAAGATGGCGAACTCTAAAACTGAGATCGTCAAGTACCTGAAAGATCGCCTTGCCGAAGCGCGTGGTCATTTACTTGAGCCTGACGTTATCGCCGAGATGAAGGCTAAGTCTGCTGAGCTGCAGGCCACGCTTGAGATGCTGATGCGAGAACCTCGCAATACGTCCGAAGTCCTCGATGATGAAGAAATGGCACGGCGCGTCGAAGAACTCGATGCTCGCGCAGCTAAGTGGTTGATGCTCGATCACCCAAGTCAGGACGGTGAGATCAGCCTTGAGGACCTCATCACTAAGTCAGCTGACCTCGGTGAGCAAAGTGCCGCACTGATGGGAGAGTTGCGTGTTCGCGAAGAAGCGCTCAGTAAGGCTGACCATCGCCGCAACTTGGTCGGCGAGTCTGTCGTGGAGGACCCCGAGACTCTGCGCCAACATCTCGTTCAGGCTCAATACGAGATCGAGCGTATTCCCGAACTGTCTTGCGGCCTTCACCCGTCTTTACTGATCCGAGCTTACACACCAATCAGCCAGTTACGTATGGCTATCGCTGGACTGCCTGACGAGCGTTTTACGGCTAGCGATTACAATAGCCTGACCCAAGGTCTCTTTGAGAAGAAGGAGCGCTTGAATCGCGTCTCTGGACTTCTGGAGGATATCACCCGACAGATCGAACACATCCATAGTTGCGAGACTGTCTCTTGCCCTAACTGTAAGACCGAGTTCAAGCCAGGTATTGAAGAAGGTAAGCTCGATGAACTCAAGAATCGTGCCGATAAAGGTACGGTCATGAACAACGAGCTGGAAGGTGAAGTCGAGAACGCTGAGGAGCATCTCCAGAAAGTATCTCGCGCCGTCGAGTCCTACGCCAAGCTTGACGAACTGCGTGGACAGTACCAGTCGGAATACCCGGGTCTCTTTGCATGGCTCGATAACTGCGGCTGGACTTCTGCCGGTAAGACTCTGTCGGCCAAGCTCGCTCTGTATGAACGTGATGTTCTGCACAATGAACAACGCACCGAGTACGCTAAGGCCATCGACATCTTCCAGCTACAGCTTGCAAAGCACGAAGCCAACAGCGGCGAGGCTGCAAAGATCCTCAAGGAGTTCGAAGAAGCTCAAGAGGCGTACGAGGTTACTTGGAAGCAGCTCAGCGCTGTGGGAGATGAAAGACATCGGGTCAATAAGATCGTCCAAGAATGGCATGGGTACGAAAGCACCTATCAAGCCATCGAGCAAGGCTACAGTGAACTGCGCGGCGAATTGATCTCGTACTGCAACCACCAGGGCGACTTGGTGATTGAGGACATGATCAGGAAGACCAAGCAGAGCATCGGTGTTCACGAATACGCTATCAGCGAACAGGAAACTCATGAGACGCTGGTAAAGGATCTTGAGAACCAATTGAAGAACGCACTCGTACAAGAGACGGCTTACAAGCGTCTAGTGGCTGAGATGTGTCCCAAGAAAGGTTTCCTCGCCGAGCAGATCTCTCAGCAGATGGCTAGCGTAATCAACATCGTGAACAAGTTGATCAAACGGGTTTGGGGGTATCCTCTGCATCTGCACCACTGTGACGTGGAAGATACCGAGATCACCTACAAGTTCCCAGTCACTGTCGACAGGCAACGTCGGAACGATATCTCGGAAGGGAGCCGTTCCATCAAAGATGTCATCAACCAGGCATTTCGTCTGGCTGCGTACTACTGCATGAAGCTGACCGACTATCCGCTGTTCCTCGATGAGATCGGATCATCGTTTGACGAAGCCCATCGTCACAACCTGATCCCGTTGATCAAGGACCTCGTGGATGACGAGCACTTCTCGCAGGTGTTAATCGTTAGTCACACACTGGATGGTCAGACTGCGTTCCCCATGTCGGAAACAATCATCATGGACGATCGTAACCTGAACTACCCGCACGCTTATAACCTCCATGTGGAATTCGCCTAATGAACTTTCCTTACGATGTAAACGACATGTGTCCGAATCGTCAGACTCTTCTGATCGATCGTCAGAGCGTTGAGAACTTCGCTGACTACAGTACCGTGGTCGGCTACGACGCCGAGGGTAACGTAGACCAGGATAAGCACGCTGCCTGGGAAGCTCTGCCGGACGCTGAGCGCTTCGAGCAGCAAGCTACCTTCTTCACCGCTGCCGCACTGTCGGCCGGCTGGAACCGTGTCGAGCGTTTCGGCAACGAGTTCGTCCTGTGGGCGAATGTGGTGCACGTCAAATGAAGTGGGTGATCATTGCGATCTACGTGGTCGTTATCCTGCTTTGCAACTGGTACTTCTTCGCCGACCGCGCCAAAGACATCCGGCTGAACAAATTGCCCGGACGTCGGACTACCGTGGCTAGCAGAACCGCCTGCATGATCTGGGGCGGGGTGATCGGCGCGATCCTCGCATCGATCATCGTCTGGGGTCTGTTGCCGGGCTTTGCGTTCTTGAAGTTCATCTTCAGCTGACAGCATAGAGGCCGGGGTAAGTCCCCGGCCTCTATGTCGTTTACGTACCTGGAGCCGAACCTTCGAGCTCATCGATCCTGGCTTGCAGGGATTCGACAAGTTGAATGAGCGCAGCCTCACTGACCTTGTAGTTCTCGACCTGCTCTTGCAAGAACAATGTCTGCGAGAAGTAGGTCGTCTTATTTTTGATAGCGGCAGTTCGGGCGGCTTGTGCTGCTACAGCCTGAGCCTGAGTCACCACATCAACGGTCGGGATGGTCGCAGCGGTCACCACCGTAGTGATACCACAGTCGTCCTCCACCGCGGTCTGGCACGCCTGGATAGCACGAGTCAGATCGTAGGTGTCCGGCAGGATACCGAGCGGTACGCACAGCACGACTTCGCTGTGAGGTACGGTGCCCATGTTCGGATAAGAGACGATATACGTATCAGGCACGTATAGCGGTAGCTGCGATGGTGTCATCAACGTGATGACGTACGCCCCAGCCTCAACGTCGGCATCATAATCAGCCTGCGTCAGTTGGTTAGGGGTGTAGACCATCTTGATCGGATCATCGCCCTGACTGATCATCTCAGCGAAGGAACGGATCGCTCCAACGGTGTACGATAGAGTGGGCTTAGCCTCGAACGGTAGACGGAGTTGGAATAACCCCGTCGCACCTGGAGGCGGAGTTACTCTCGCCATGGTTTATACCACTCCCGTAGCTTTGACGCTCGAGAACGCCACTACCAGATAGAGGAAGTTCTTGTAGCTCTTCGCGATGTAGACGATACCGTCACGGATGATTCGGTTGTAGCCTTGCGGCACGCCCGAGTCCACGGTCATCTCTTCTGCGTGCATGATCATTTCAGCGAGCATGTAGCAGAAGCCGCGAGTCTCCTCGCTCATGGCCATGAAGTCCTGGTGGGTGAAGGACGCGTTGATGTAGTCCGGGTAGCGTTCCATGAACAGGTCGATACCGTCACGGTTCTCAGGACCACCCACCACCGAACACATGATCGAGCGGAACTGCGTCGGGACGATGCAGATCACCTTGTCGATGTGGGCGTTGGTGTACTTCACACCTTTGCAGGTCTTACGGCACATCCGGATCGCTTTCTGGATGGAGGTCTGACCAGAATAGATACCGTGGTCACGATCACCGTTTGGGACAGCGTAGTCAGTCGCCATCGGGGTGAAGATGAACTCGGTCGACGTAAAAAGGTCAGGGAAGATCACTGCCCACTCGTCGCGAGTGTGAGTGGTGTTCGCCAGAATGTAGTTACGGATCGCTTCCTTGGTAGCGTCAAGGTTGTCGCCAGCGGCGCCGTAGATGACGGTTACCCAGTCGGTGTCGACGGTGAGCGTCTTGTCGGCCCGATCATGCCACTGGAACATGTCGGTACGCAGAACGGTCTCTGGGAACTTGCCACGAGCCACTCGGATGCGATCAAAGATATCGGCTTGCTTGATAGCCGCTACCAGATCGGTCACACCGTTGAAGTCGTCGAAGAACTGATCCACCGGAACAACCGGCGGTACGACCATGTGCTGGAATTCGTCGAACTGGTTATAGAACGCATCGTCCGAGAACCATACGCGCCAGCGGGTGGTCGCGTCTTGCTGGTACGGAGCGAACTCGATGTACTCAGGGGACCAGTAGTTGCCGAATGCTACATGCTCACCTGAACTTACGAGATCGAACTCAGTGCCGAACTGTTGGATGAACGGCTGCTGGAACGAGTCCTTCTGCTCGGTGAACTTACCGAGGCGAGCCTGGCCGTAGACCCAGGAGATTACCTTGAGGCAAGCATAGGAAGTGGTGTCCGGGACGGCCTTCTTGACATCTTCCTCTTTGTAGGAGAAGCCGATCAGGGTAAGGTCGCCAGGAAAGTCGGAATGCACGTACTCGGTATAGCCACGAACGAACGTTCGCGACATAGGAGCCAGCTCGCCGACCGGAGCCACCACGTTGTCCGTGTTATCGGTCAGCGGTCCGATCTGGGCAAATGCCTTGAAAATTTTCACGTTATACACCTCAATGCGCGAGCGGCGAAAGGTATGACTGGATGTTAGCGTAAATAATTACACCGTGTAGTCTCAAGCTATATCATTTTCAAGGGAATTGTTTCAGAGGACCTCACAGTGTCAGGTACAACGCTGCTACTCATACTGAAGTCTCTCTTCCCTTTGGCACGCGAAATCATCCTGAAGGACAAAGACCTCAGGGCTTTCTTACTAGATAACAAACTGGCGAGCATCCTCAGCGGCTGTCTGATATTCCTGTTCGTACTGTTTCTCTATATAAGCGAAGTCGCTGATACTGCGCTGAAGGAACTCGACCGCCTGAAGTTCGTCTATGAACA